GTCGTGCTGCTTTACAAGCGAGCTGACGGCAGCTTGTTCGCGCACAAACTTCCATTTAGGGGCGTGCCCTTCTCCGTGACGTTTCGAGTCAACGCTGAGGTGCTGGCAGTGATCCACACTCATCCTAATCTGAGCAGCCCTCGGCCCTCGAGCATCGACAAAGAAGCCGCAAAGAGGCTGGGTAAGCCGGTTATCACTATCAGCAGTGGCGGCATGCACCTGTACGATCCAATCACAAAACGGACCATCGAACTCTATAAGAATCTGACTTGGCTCGATAAACCGAAGGGAGCAAACGACTGACATGAAAATTGGCAAGTGCCGGAGATGCGAGGCGCGCGTCATCATGGCGAAGTATACGAAGCCACCCTACCGCAAGGCTCCGATCGAGGTGGATCCGAGCCCGGACGGCAACATCGCGTTAAGCGGCGAGCGGTATGAAATCATTCCTGAAGACCTGCGGCCGGCTTACATCGCACGCGGAGTGCCGTTGCACAAAAGCCACTTCGCCACCTGCGCATTCGCCCGGACGTTTGCGAAGAAAGCGAAAGCGCGTCGCGACTTAAAAACGGAACGTGCGACGGCTGCCACGGTCGGGGAGGGTGCTGGGTTTTTGCCCTTTCACGACGTTTGAGGGCGCGATCGCCGCTGGATCATAATAGCGATTATCAGACGCGGACCACTTTACCTTGTGCTGCCACAAGAGATTGCGCCGCGCAATGATGGTCTAACAATTAGCGCGACACGCGCCGCTGAAACGCCATGCGTGGTAACGACGCGCAGAAAATCCGCGCGGTATGCCCGCGCTTCCTCATTGCAAAAAGTAAAGCGGAGCTTTTGTTGTGTGATAAGCTGGCGGGCATCTCGATCGAAAGGAGGTATCAGGACCGTGCCCAAGAGCGGAGGTAGCAGCAAAAAACAACGCGACGCACCTGCATCACGCGGCGACAAAAAGACGAACACCGGCAAGTCCGAAGATAAAGCGCGCAGCAACAAACCCGGATCTTCGTCGACGCGTGGCCGAAACAAAAAGACCTGATATACTCAGGTCACAAGCAAAGCAACGGAGCCTTTCGCAATCTTCGCTTTCCTGAAAGTGGGCCGGAGACATTCGAGAGGCTTCCGTTTTTAGGAGCTACCCGATGAAGGCGTGCACCGGCACACCGCCGCTCCCGCTGTTGGCGCTGCTGTCCGGAACCTGGACCTCGTAACTCACCGCCGCGGCAGTTATCTCAATCACGTCTAACTCTTCCATGTAAACGACGCGATTCGCCGCTACGTCCGGATCGTAGTACTCGGACGGATTACCGGTGATGGTGCATGGTGTGAGCTCAGCGTTCGACGCAGAGAACGTTGCGATAACGCGCCACGGCCGCCAGCCCTGCACCGTCGCCAGCGTGATCGCACTGGTGAACACCAACGTGTACGAACCGGCAGCGGCTTTGTAGTAGTAACGCAATGCGCCGGAACCAGTCAGCACGATCTTGAACTTGTCACCGACTCCCACCGTGCTCTGTGTGAAGCGCGTCGTGCCCGACTCTTTTACGAGCCCGTTGCCACCATTGATCTCCCAACCCGCGAGCAGACTGGCGACGGTGACTGAGCCCGGCGTGTACGTGGTGGAGTGAGCGTAGATGCCAAAGGCCATTGCGGTTGTCGTGTTGATGGTGAATTCACATATCTGCGCGTCGCCGTCGTACATCTGCTCGACGCGCGCTGAAGCGTCGAAGCCAGCACCGCCTCCCCCGGTGTTCTTTATGCCACCGGTCGAGTCGTTCACAGTAACGTTAACCTTCTCGGCCCAATGGTTGAATTGCGCGGTCGGACTGTAAGCGGTGTCGTCATAGGTGAAGTTACAGGGCACAAAAGTGCGACTCACAGTGTTAAGCGTCCAGGCCACCTTATTCGCACTCGAGGCCGAGGATAAGATCGTTGTAAATGCCTCTTGGTCCGGAAGCGCAGCATCATCACTGCGCCAGTTTATGGACCCGTTTGTTTCCTGCGAGACAAGGTAGTATTCGACGCCGGACTGCAGGGTCACAGGTGTTATTGCAGTGTAGTTAAACGTGTCGTTGACACCACTGGCGAGGTTAATCGAAGCCGTGGCTATGACCGCCAAGTCAGCAACACGCAGTATCTCCACGGTCCGCGTGCCCGTGTTTCCCGTTACCCACAGCCTGCCGAGCTGAGTCACTGTGAGCGGCGTGTGCGGCACAAACTTGCAGCCCACCCAGCCACTGAAGTTGTTGCGCAGGGTGCCCGTACCTGGGCCTAGTAGGAATGGTTGATTAGCCATTAGTTACCCGACTCGAATCGCATGATGTATCCATGCAGAGAAAAAGAGGCCTGGTCCCATTGCCCGTTCATCTGCGGGCCCAGTGGAATGTAAGTGCGGTTGGTTCCGTAGAACGGGATGGTCACCGTTGTGAAGTCAACCGGGAAATCCGCTATGGCGACTGACATGATCGAGGTGAACGGATATTTCCACCCAGGCCTGCGCGCGAATATGGGGAAGGCGTAGATCTTCCCGTCCACCAGTGTCGAGCCACCGTCTGTTTGTGAACGCTGGGTAGTTCCGAAGTTCCCGTTGGCATTAGAGCCCCAGCTCGCCGTGTAGTTGAACACACCCCACCCCTGAACGTTGGCATCGACCCAAGTCGGCGCGAACGTAGTGCCCCAGGGATATAGCAGTGCGCGGGCGTTGCCGGTCGTCGTGTTATTGCCGCCTAAGAAAAACGCTGACAGCACACCGTTGCCATTGGGCGTTCCATCCGCATCACGCGTCCGCTCCAGGAAGAACCACCTGCCGAACGGCGTCGACGCAGCGTTGGGAAAAAAGCAGATAACGAAGCGGGCCGTGTCACCCGAGCCAATGACTTTGTAGGCCGTAGTGTCAGCGACGGTGCGAGTGCCAGTGTCGGCAAAGTTGTACGTGGTAGTGCCGGACACTATGCCTGCGAAGTTTCCGGCTCCGTCGGTTCCACACATTCCCAGGCTCAGGGTAATTCTCCATGAATTAGCATCGTTTCCACGCCCGTAAGTTATCTTGAACGTGACTGGCCGTGTGGACTGTAGTGAGTCGTTGAACCCCCAGTACTCTGATCCAGCATCGGTGTTGTTGGCTCCTGGAAAGTTGACAGTCGACGGGTTGATCTGTCCGGTGTCGCCGGTCTGCACGAACCCGCACGTGGTGCCAAAGAAATCATGGAAGAGTTGCACGATCGCGCGGAAGTCGGCGTTGGCAGTAGCGGTGACAATAAACTGTTTTGAAGTAGTGTTGAGAGTGCCCATAGCTGTTGGTGGTCCGGAGGGATCTGAGTTTTAGGAAAGAGTGCCGGTGAGCTCGACTGAGACTTTTTTGTGAAGCGAGGTCGATTCGAGAATAAATTTGACGGCCATGCCTTGCGATAGCAGAGTGGTCCAGCCGGTGAGCGTCGCGTCTTCGTTTTTTAGGGCGGCTGTCAGCGTGGGTTTCGCTGACGCGCAGATGTTCGTCATGGTGGGATAGTTTGTGTAAGTGGCCACCTGCACGTTGACGACCGCACTGCCGCCGGCATTGTCACCAATGATCCGCACTTTGGTGATTGTGAAGTTCCACGGCAGCTCGGGCGTTACTCCAAACACGGTGCCCGTGCTGACGTCCAGGACAGTCTTGCCGTCACCAAACTCACAGCCGATCACACGCGTGTTGGCGCTGCCGCCCGGCAGCCGCGTTGTGAATCGCTCTTTGGTGCCCATCGTCATGGTTTAAGTGATCTCGACCCCGTACAGAGAAAATGAGAGCTGCGCGGCGGTAGCGTAAACACGCACGACGTCGGTCGCTCCGAGCGTCAACCCAATGACGACGATCAGCGTGTCGTTCGCTGGCACTGACACGTCATAAAACTGGTAATGCGCGTTTGCGATTGCAGCTCCCGCGGGTGAGACGGCCACGCGAAACGTCGTCGACGTCGCGCCGCGATTGCAGATTACTAACGCGCTGCCAACAACCTGCGTAGAAGCCGGTACGGTGTAAAGGTCCGTGAGCGTGGTGGCGCTGGGCGCAGACTGGCCCAACACTTTGCGGGTTTCAGGCAAAGCTAACCTCCCATGAGCATCAGCGTGTGAGCGAAGCTGACCGAGTCACTGCTGGCCGTCACCGTGGCGCTGTCCATGATGTAAGAACCATCCGCGTACTTAGTGCGCGCGCGGAAGTGACGGGTGTAGGTTCCGGCGGCGAGTCCGCTTTCACGGTATGAGTTTGCGTTTCCGGAATAGATGAGGGCGCCAGGTGACCCGGCCGAGTCGGCGCGGATCTCATAATACAACCCATCGAGCATTTGACACGAGGTTGGCGTGATCGGCGTCCACGTGTGCACCAATTCACCGGCAGACGCGGCCGCCACGTTGTAATCGGCGGGCGTGGTGACGCTGATGTTCGGAGCGGTGATGGTGAACGCAATAACGCCGGTGTCCGCGAGGTCCTGCCCAACCGTGGGCACTTTGTAATTACGCGCCACGCCGATCTCGCTCGAGTCGACGGCGATAAAGCGTAGCGCAGTGTTCAGCACCACGAACCTTTCGCCGGCAGCGTGTGATCCGTTTTGTGCCGACGTGCATTTCGCGCCGATGTTTGAAAGCGTCGTGAGACGCCAGAGGTTGGGCGAGGTCGAGAGCTGCACCGCGTCCTGGTATTGAAGGACCAGATTGCCGATCAATATGTAACCCGCGCCGCCGGTGACTTCTCCAGACGTGAATGTGCCGAGCGTCTGTGTGCCATATAGCTCGACGTCGATCGTTGACGCGCCCGCGATCGTTGACGGCGTGGCGTCGACAATCCCCATCGTCGCTTGTTCCGGACAGTTGATCAGGAACCCGTACCCGGCGCCGCGATCGGCGTAGACGTTCGCCCCTTCAAACTTGCCATTGCCAAAACTGCAGGCCGCGACATAGAAGCCCGGGCGGCCGTCTTGAATCTCACGATCGCGCAGCAGTCGATCGATGAACGTCGCGACTGTGGTCGCCGGAATGGGAGGCTCGGGAATCGTGCTGCCCGTGTCGGTGCCCGCGATCGTGCCGCCCGCACTGGTGCCGGTTACGATCTGCGTTTGCGCGTAAGCGTCGGCTTGCGTGACTACACCAACGATCTCCAGTGGTCCAGGCATGAAGCCGTTGAGCTCTTTCACGCGGATGGTGTGTGTGACATCCCCGCGGTCGACGGTCACGACTGTGCCAGGCTTGAGCGTGTAATACGTGTGCGGAATGGTTACGCGTATCGACTCGCGTGATTCGGTCCATGCGGTATCCATCAAACGCTGCGCGAGCTGACGTGCTTCTTTCACCGTCATCACCGCGTTGATTTCTTTGGTGTCTTCGCGGCTTGCCTCGGTCGCCAGTCGCACCACGCCAATGCTGTTTACTTCTCCGTCTCGAGCTGGATCGAAGAATTTAACGTCGATGCGTTTGGGCATCTCAGTTTGAGCAAGGTCGAGCGAATTGGTGAGCTGTGTCGGCAGGTCCTCACCGTTGGGATCATCCTCGGCCACGCCCAGATCATCTTCCGGAATGGTGAAAGCTGGTGATGAGCCACGCGTCACGGCTGAGATGATCCCATTCGACTCGACCACGTCGAACGCAAACAGCTCACCCATGAGCTCGAAGACTTGCCGCGGCGCCGTGCGGTTGAAGATCGGAATACCGCGCACAGAGAACTGGTCCAGATTGCCGACGCTGTAATCATCCGGGTCGACGTTGACGCGTGAAGCGAGATGTTCGAAGCATTCGCCGGCAGTGCGATAAAGCTGGTTGTTGAGGACTGCCGTAAAGTTTGGGATCCGGCCGTACTTCGAGACGTTGAAATTCTCAAGCATCATCCAGCAACGTCCGAGAAAAGCAGGTGTGCGGCCCACACCGAAGCCGGTTGCAGTGTCCGCCTCGAGTATCGGATCGACGGGCTGCGTTTCAGTGCCCGAATAGAATCGCATCGTGCAATTCCCACCGCCTGAGAGCGATGTGGTTAGCACGCCGTTTTCGTCGTAAGCCGGCGTGGCGCCAAAACGCTGCGAGGGGATGTTGAAGATGGTGGTATCGGACGGATCGAATGGATTGAGGTTGAGCTGAACCGGGTCTGCGTCGACAGTCACATCACGCACACCAGTGCCCGTGTGCAGGTTCAGATCGACAAGCAAGTCAGAATCCCCGTACAGCGCTCCGAGTCCCATCACGCCTTCGCTGAACATGATGCCAATATCGGCGAAGTACTCGATCGACTTCGTCTCGGGAGTCTTTTGGCCACCCTTGCCGCCGGAGCCTGGTGTGGTGGTTTCAACCTTGCGGATTTCCGATAAGTAGATCACGTTGCCAGCGACGCGCATGCCACCGCCTGGCTCGGGTACCGGACAGACTGCCGGATCGTTTTTGCCGGCGTTGTAGTTTTGCTGGACTTCGTTCGCCCCGAGCGCGAAGTCGTACAACCCAATGCGTGATGCGCCCTGGCTCCACCAGACAGGACCAAAGAAAAGGTTGGTTATATAACCGAAGCGCCAGGGCGCGTTGTTGTAATCGGCGAAGATGATCGGGTCGGTTGTGTAGTCGTCTCTTTCGTCAACCATGCAGCCGTCGACGTAAAGACGAATCACATTGCTGCGCCGCGTGACGACGATGTGATACCAGTGCCCGAGAACTGTGGGACCAGCCCACGAGAGTGTTCCCGATCCGCCGCCAAACCCGGCATTGCCAACCGCAGCAGTGATCGAGCCGGAACTAATGCCGCCGTTAAAAGCCAAAAAGAATTGCGTGACGTCGCCACCGCGATTGATGATGGTTTGTTGTGATGAGTGATCGTCGCTCTTGGCCCATGCTTCCCACGTGAAGTCTCCACGCATGTCGAGCGCGCTACCTGACGCTGTCGGGAGAAATCCAAACGCACCGGCCGCGCCGAAAGATGTCTCAGTCTCCAGCGGTCCAGCAATGTGCTGAGTTAGACCAAAGCCGGAGACATACCACGCGTGGTTCCCGTTACCGCTGAAGTCCGTGAAGCCGCCCGGCGTCGTCGGGTACGTGTTGCCCGCGCTCGATTCTTCTGCTTTGCCGTAAAACAGTGGCCGCTTGCCGCTGATCGCCGAGTCGTAATCCGCGGCCGCGGGCGGCGCGCTGCGCCCGACGTCGGGATTTGCACCGAGCAGGATCGGAATCATTGCGCCGTACGAGGAATCCTGAATTTGGACCTCGCCCTGCAAACGGCCCTTCTCGACCGGCTTTGGTTTCGGAGCGGTTAACGCGGTGATGGTGTAGGTTGCTCCCGCGATCGCGGCGCCGATGAGAGCGGCAATAGCTATCTCAGCCATTGTGTTACTCCCCTCAGGCGAAAGGCGGCGTGGTTGCGTTCGTCGTGCGCGATGCGTTGCTCAACACAACGCGGATGACTCTTGTTATTACTCGCGTGAATGCCCCAGCGATAGATCCCGCGCTGTGCAGAAATGATGATGATGTGCGACGCCGGCAGCCGCAGGTGAAATTTTTGCAGTAACACGTCGCCGGGCTGCGCCTCTTCCCAGTGGTCCAGCCGATCCATTTCCTTGCTCAACTCTTCTTCGAGTTGGTAGGCAGACGTGTCCTCGGTGTATTCGCGGTAATCGAAATCTTCCGGGATCTGTTTGGTGGCTTTCGCGACTGCGAGTAGCAGGCCGAGACAATCGCGGCCGAGATTCGTGCGGCCGAGGTGTCGATACGGCTCACCCACGTGGCTGCGTGCTTCAGCCACGATCGTGTCCGGAGAGACGGCCGGAATTGTGTTGGCGATCGTCAACATTATTCCGGGAACCTCCGCAGCAGCTTGTAAACGCCGGGGATGTTTGGCTCGCCTCGGAAGCGTTCGACCTGGCCGCGCGCGATGCAGGTTTCAAATTCACGATTGCAGCCACGCACGATCGAGATGGTGTCGCCCAGCTCGATGATGAACGGGAAGTCTTGAACGATCGTGACGTCGGTGTGAGTGCCGGCATTGTCGACGCTGGTTTTTACCTCGAGCTCAAGATCGACGTTATCGCCAGAGGTAAACAGCAGCGTCCCATACTGGAAATAGTTCTCTTCCGCGCCAGGCGTCGCGACGTCGATGCGAAACGCGCGCTGATTCGTGATGCTGGTGACGGCGCCGGTGAACGTCTCAGAGGTGATGTCTTTGCCGCATTCGGTGTCGCCGTAACGTTTCACGCGGCAGAGTGGCGAATAGAGTTGCCCGATCGGCTGCGTGAACAAGTGGCTGATAGAAAGAAATTCCGAACGTGCAAGCTGACCGTTCACCACATCGGAGCGCGAAAGGATCCCCTGCCACTTCCGTTTGGGCGCAAGCGCGAGATTTGATCGATCGATGACTTGAATGATCAGACGCGCGCGATCCCACGTGCCCGCAGTCAAAGCGGATTCCGTTATGCCAGTAGCAGTCAGATCGATGCTGAGCTCGAGCTGGTTCGGCGATAACTCAAGCTGCTCTTCGAAACGCGTGGGCTGCATTGCCGCCGGCGTATAGAGATTGCCGTCAAATGTGTAGTTGATCGGCTGGTCCCAAGTCGTTTTACGCACGACGTTAGCGCCGCGTATGAGCGTCCAAAGCTGAGTCAGATTTGTTTGCGTGAACGGCATGTGGGAAGGCGATGCGGGCGGGAACGTATGTCAAAAAGTTGCAGATTTTGAGGTAGGTTTGTTTGTAGATTTCTTTGTTGATTTCTACAAAATTTCAATCAAAGGAATGTCCGGCACGTCGACGATGCCCGAGCCATTCGAGTACTTAAGCAGGTCCATCGGCAACGTCTTCTGCAGGAAGCGACAGGGCACAAAGAATTCGAGACTGTGTGTGATTGCAGTGGGCGAACCGGAGACGACTGTGAGTAAGCCCGTGGTCGTGTCATAGGTGTAATTCGTAGTGACGGTGGCCAGCGAGCCGTCGAAATAGATCGCGCCGCCAGCTTTCGGTCGCGTAAGCGTGCGGAGATGATCGGTAGCTCCTACGGTGTACTTCTTTTGCAGTTGCCAGACGGCGCCGCCCACGTTCGTCGCGACGCCTTGCGACGTGATGCCGGTAGCGTGAGTCGTCGCGAGACGCGTTGTCTGGAAGTCGATCCAGTCCTTAACGAGAAAGCCGGTTGTTGGTCCACCCATCGCGTGCCAGAAGGTAAGGAGCGTGAAGACATCGTTGAGTGACTTCACCCCCATGGCTGCGTTGTAAGTACGCCGCATTTGCGAGCGGTTGGGATTCACGGTCTCGACACCGGTGAATGACGTGAGGATCGACACAGCCGCCTCGATCGATGGACCGAGACGCTTCGCGTTAAGCGGAAATTCAACAGCTACAATTGCCATAGGTGGAATGTGAAGAGTGATTAAGCAAGTCGAAAGGCGACTTGGCGCAGACTGTCGTGCATCTTGCGTTTGATCTGCCCTTCGCTTCGTTTCACGTCGGCAGCATCGCGCGCATAGATCGGCATGCTAAAGTGAAAATGATTCTCGACTGGACCGCCTGAAGGTGAGAAAGAAGATCGTGACGCCGGGGCGGCAAAGGAGGGGCTGTCGATAATGCCGCCGTTCGCCCGGGCAAATAGGTTACTAACTGGGAAGAGCCATGACAAGCCCTTATTCCCACGCTGGCCACCAAAGCCAAGCATCGACGCGGCGGGGCTCACAATCGCGCGGACCTTCTCACTCTTCACGGCTGCATAAACCGGTGAAAGCGCCTTAAAGAATCCGCCCCAACTGAATCCCGGCAGCTCGCCCGTTGCGTTGATGTATTCCAACGCCGATCGCTGCTTTGCCGTGGCGCGCGCGTTGACGATAAATTCGCCGCGAGACACGCGTGCGGTTGGTACGCCGTTCGGATCTACGCCCAGAATAGAGTCCGAGGTGGTCGTGCCTGGTCCGGAGATCATGCCTCCGTTTGCTAGACCACTGAGAGCCTTCCCTGCAGCACTACCAATGCCACCCTGCGAACCACTGCCACCACCAGTTAGACCGCCGATAGCACCGTTCAACGCGCCGATCGCCATTGACGCAAACAGGCCTTTCCACGTAAACCCTCCGGTCGCGCCGAAGTTGGCCATGATGGAAAGCATTTGCGTCATCACACCAACCATGCCCTGGCCAGCGGTGATGATCGCGGATGACGTCGACTTGCCGGTCCGATCGACAGCTCCGGCGTTCGACTCTCCGGCGGCATCGATCGCGTGAACAGCTTCGTGACCAGCTTCCGTAATCGCGAACGGACTGTTGTTTGTGAATGTACCGAGCAAGCTGCTCACGAGGTTCTGTGTGCCGCCGCCTGAGCCCGTTGCGTGATTGGAGAGAGCGCCGGCTTGACGCACGGCGGTAACGATTTGCGTCGTCGATCGATCGACGGCAGAAACGATCGGAGTCGATGTCTTGGTGGCTTGATCGTCGACGCCGCCAAAACGTCCGAGTCCGAAAGCGCTCAGTATCGAATTAAAAATACCTTTGCCACTATTGCCAGCGTCGCTCGGCTGACTGCCCGAGGCTCCGGCGCCGCTTGCTTGCGGGATTTTGAACACGGTCTGCAACAACGACAGCACGCGTGACTTCACCAGGTCCAGGGCCATTTGTTCGAGCGTGTCGCGGAACGAATCGCCTAGCGACTTGAAGAAGCCCTTCCAACCTTCTTCCTTGTATTTGTCGAGCGCGTTTTTGAAGGTGCTTACGATCTTATCTGCCGCCTCGCGCAATCGTTCGCGCTGCTTCTCGTAGTAATCAGCGATGATGTCTTGGCGGCGTTGTGCTGAGCGGGTCTCTTCGGCCTCGATCTGATCGTTGATGCCCGCGATAATTTCGGCGCGTCGTTGTTCGTTCTTTTCAAACTTTTCAACATACTCGCGTTGGCGGCGCAAATCGTCGGTGCGACGTTGCGTAGCCATTCGCTCGATCGCGATCTCCAATTCGGCCTGTTTCTTCCAGACGACCTCCTTGCGGACACCCATCTGTTCGAGAAGGCGCAGGCGATCGCGCTCTGTCTCGGCCGTCATGTCGGCAATCGAATCGTAGATACCGCGCAACCGATCGCGGTGTTGCTGGAGGCGTTCGTATTCGCGTTTGTTCGCTTCGTCTGCGTCGGCGCCCGACTGGCGCAGCAGGTTCGCCATACGTTGACGAATCTCCTGTAGTTGGGCCAACACGTCATTAAACTGCTTGGTGTCCGGAGTGAGACGTGACTGCTCGCCGACAAGCGCTTGTTCCTGCATTTGCAGGATCTCGAGCTGCATTTGTGCGATGCGTTTCTGCGCGGCTCCAAAACTAACGACGCCCTGCTCCGCGAGACGGTTCCAGATAGCTTCGGTACCCGAAGCCGCTTCTTGCGCCAACGTTACGGTGGCTTGCTGGAATGAACGTTGAATCGACAATCGCTCGGAGGATTGGAAGCGCTCGATTTCCGTGACCGCGACTGAGTGTTTTTGCCAGGTGGCTTTTACTTTCTCTGAGAGCTGCGCTTCCGCAAGATCTCGCTGCCGGCCGCGCAGACCGGAGGCGGCCAGTGCAAACGCTTCCTGGTTGTTACGTTCATTCTCAGCCTTAAACAAATCGTCGCTGGCCTTACGCTTCGCCGTGACGTATTGCTCGAGTTGCTGAATGCCTTCGGAGTAGTAGTAGTCCGCGTCAGCGAGCAGCTTCTGATTGAGACGCTCAATGGTCTGGACCGCGACTTCCGCGATCTGCATTTCCACTTTGAACTTCTGTGCGGCCGCATTCTGTCCGGATTTCTTTGACCCTTCGCCAAAACCGGCGGGCAGTGAGGTTCTTGTGCTATTGGTCGCCGTTGCTTTCTCACTTTGATCGCTGTAGCCAGGCGCGCCCGAAACGTATTCGCCTTCGTCGTTGTAACGTTGCGGGTTCTGATTCGTCTGTTGAATATTTTGATTTGCTTCATACGCCTGATTGCGCGCGCGCGCCTGCGCCACCCCAGCCGCGGCGTAAGCGGCGAGCACACTGGGAGACATCAACATAATTGCGATGCCGACAGCCGCCGCGACCGCCTCGATCGCACCGCCCTTAATTCCGGTCACCAGGCCCACAATCAGCTTCGCGCCCCAGATCAAACCGGCGCGCTGAAACTCGATGGCCTTAGCGACTAGAAAAGCGATAAGAGTAGTGAGGGCCTGTTGTGCTTTCAGCAGGATGGTGACAAAGCCGGCGAGAAAAGCGTCGACAATTCTGATCGCCATGTCCCAAACCGTTTGCCAGTCACCATTGATCATGGCGAGCACGGCCGTAATCACGCTGGAGATGACCCGGAGCGCCGTGCGAATCACCGTGGTGATGATTTCCCACGCCCCTTTCACCGCGATGACCACCGCTTTGCCGTGTGAATTCCAGAGCGCTTCGATCAATCCCAACACGTTCGCAGTTAAAGTTTTTAACTGCGGCATGATGAGCCCGTAAGCGTCGCGTAGTTCATTCCACACTTGCAGCAGGAATCTCTTGATCGCATTCCACGCGGAGAGCGTCAGATCACGCACGCCGAGCCAGTTCGTTTTCCATATGGTGTAAACGGCGGTCGCGGTCGCGGTCGCCACAGCCGCAAGCTCGACGATGTAAATCGTGATCGCCGCTATCACGGCGCCGACAGGAATGAGAATCTCGGATAATGCTACAAAGCCACCCACCGCACCGGCCGCGGTCACCAGCGAAGCAATCGATCCGGCGAGTCCTAAAATTGCCGAGGCGACGGTGCCAACGATCACGAGCACCGGACCGAGCGAGGCGACAAAGCCCAGCAATGCAACGATCCCGGCTTTCACCCCGCCGGGCATTTGTTTCCACGCATTTGTTGCCGTCTGAATCGCCGACACCAGGAACTCCGATAACGCTTTCACAACGGGCACGAGTATCGGCAGCAATTCCGCTCCGAGAGTTTCAAGAGCGTGACGCGCAGTGTTTTTGAAGATCTCGAATTGAAAGTTGAAAGTTTTGTTGACCGTCTCGAACGCTCGATCGGCGGCTCCGGATACACCCGGGTCTTCTTTCGCTGACTGCACGGTAGGAAGTTGCCGTAACAGCGTAGCGAAACCTTTCTGCGATCGAATGTCTGGAAATAGCCCCTGGACCAGCTTCGACTTGTCTACTTCCGAGAGCGTGTCATATTTCTTTTTAACTTCATCGAGTATCTGAATGAAGGGCAGAAATTCGCCGCGCGCGTTGTGCGTCTCGATGCCCAGCTCTTTCAAACCCTTCTGAGCTTCTTTGCCCGTGAACTGATTGAGGACCTGAGAGAGCTGCGTCATGTTCTCCGCGGCTGGTCCGGCTTCTTTGGTAGCGCCGACGACGAGCGCCATTAACGTGTCGAAGTCAACGCCCGCGTTCTGGGCCGCCTTCGAAACTCCAGCGAGCTCGCGCGAGAGCTCGCCACCAGTGATGATGCCGCGGTTAACAGTCTGGAAGAACCGATCTTGAATGTGATCGACTTCGGTGGCTTTCATCCCGTAGGCGTTCATCACGCCGAGGATTGCTGTACCGAACTCTAATGCTTCGACGCGCGCGGCCGTCGCGCCCTTACCGAACTTCTCAGTGAGATTCAGCGTCGCCGCCTGGCCGATATCGTCGAGCGAAGAAACGATGTTGTAGGACGCCTCCCCGAGTTGTTCGCTCGTCTGCGGGATGCGTGTTTGCAGCAGTGAGAGTTTGTCGAAGACCTGTGACGCGTCGAAATCCGGTCGTATGGTCCGGATGAGCGAAACCTTCGACTCCAGATCACCGGCGAATTTGGCTGCGGCCGCTGAAGCGCCCGCGAGCGGCAAGGTCACACCTGCTGTAATCGCGGCACCGGCGCGCTGCGCATCACGCGCCATGCCTTCGAGACTACCGCGTAAGTTATCAACCGCGGCTCGATGTCGTTGCAGCGCACTGGCGGCTTGCGTCTGCGCGTTTCGGTTCGCGTTAACAGCCTGCGTGTTTTGGTTGGTGGCGCGAGTGCCCTGGGTGACCGCGTTGCTGTTTTGATTGACGGCGTTGGTGGTCTGCCGGGTGTTATTACCCAGCAGGCTCATAGTTGTCGCCGCCTGATTATTGGCGTTGGCCCATGCTAAAAGCTTCTGTGTGTAAGACGCAACCTGGCCTTGACCGCTTTTGAGACCAGCAACGGTTTTCTCGTGCTTCTCATTTAAGCGGTCAAGGCCTTTTTCTGCGTCAGCGCCTTCGTAACCGGCACTAACTACCAGCGATGCTATTTCAGTTGCCATTGCCTCTCAGTTCGCGACGCTGAGCAGCAAGGTCAGCGGCGATTTGCTCTGCATCGCTCTCGGCTGCTTCAGCGCAGAGAGCCCATTGCGTAATGCAAGTGGGAAGGTTGGCCAGATCCTTAATCGTGTAGGCGCCGCGGTAATACCGGACGGCGCGCACAATCGGATACCAGCTCGGGACAGAGCCCGCCTCGCCCCCGCTTCCTAAGAATTGGGCGAGGCTGGCTCGCTCGGAGGGTTTGCCATGTCACGCAGGTGCTCGGTGATTTGCTTGATGAAGGAAGCCATCATGCCATACGAGAGATTGAGCCAGTTCTCGTATGTCGGGTCGAAACGCTCGCCTTTGAGCACAATCGGTTCGCCCTTCTCATCGACCCACGATTGGATCAAATCCGAAAGCATTCTGGCGTTGTCGTCTTTGACTTCATCGGGAACGTCTGTTTCGTTCTCGCCGATGAGCTCCTCATTCGAGGTAGCCAGTGCGATCAGTTTCGCCTTGTAAGTCGGCGTCAACTTCTCAGTGAAAACGTTGCAGTTGAATTGGTAGTTTTTGTACTTCACCTCACACGATGAAGTCTCATTCAAAAGATCACTTAGTTCCATGGTTCGTTAACAAGCTCCTTGGGCATGTCATTGAGTGGTTTTGGAAATGGGTGAGAGGAAAGGGCTACGACGCGACGCGTGACCCGGCAAGCGTGGTATGCGCTCGGGAGATCTCGCCTGCGATCCGTTTGTCGTTACCACGGACCACGCGTCGCGAAGACTTTACGCGAACGTCGAGCGCGTCGCGTCGCCGGTGATCTGCAATTCAGCGGTAAAGCTGGCGGCGCCGTTGACTGGAGATGTGCGGCTGAACTTCACGAGGTAGCACTTGCCGGTGTACTTCGTTTTCCCGGTAGACGTTCCTTCCGGACCATACTCGAAATCAAAACCTTCGTTGGTGGTCTGTGCGGTCGGTTCGCCCACGCCGAGAATCGCCGCCAGGTGCGCGTCGACGGTGGCGTCCCAGCGACCTTGCAGCGAAATTTTGTTGTCTTTGAAACCGACGATGAATTGCTTCGCCGATGCCTGAAAAGTGGTGACGTCCAACAACTCAGCTTCTTGTGGAAAGTCGACGTTGTTGAGCTTCGTGCTGATATCAGTGAGCGTGTTCGCAAGATTGTCGATCTTGAACGACGTAACGCGGCCGTGTAGTGCCATGAGTGATTAGGTCTCCTTCGAGAAGTGAAGTTGCTGAATTGAGTAAGTTTGCTGGGGTGAGATCGGGTGTGGGGTGAGTCGCGATCGTCTTCACGCAGACGAACGATCGCGCGTGTTAAGAGTTGTTGCGTGCGAGCGCAACGACGAAAGTGAAAGAAGGACCTGTGCCCGCAATGGTCCAACTGACACGCACGTAGCGCCGGATTGTGCCGGCGATCGAGATGCGCTGGTGCCCGACGGCCGTCAACTGTGTGAAGGTGCCGATCGTTGCCCAGCTCACATTGTCCGCGGAGTCTTCTACGATGACGTCGAGCGTATCGCCGGCGCTGGCTTCCGTGCAGTGAATCTGCACTTTCGCTCCAAACGCGGTCGCGGCGGCGCCGTCGTAGGCGGTGCCGGTGCCGGTCGCAGTGCGCGCGACCTGGTGTGCCAGCAAAATAGCTTGCTGGATCGGGCCGTCCGATTTGACTTCGGCCATCGCGCTCACGAGCCCGTTGAAAGGCGACTGGACCGAATACTTGGTTTCCTTGCCCGCCAGGATCTGAGTATTCAAACCGAAAGTGCCCAAACCCTCCTGGCCGATGAGGAAGTACTGATCGCTATCGACGCCGAGAATGGGTTGCAGCACGTCGTCGACGCGATTATCTAATCCGGCGGGATTGTTGGTCGCTTCAAATTGATCGGCGGACCATACTCCGGAAAGCGAGACGCCGCCCTCGACAAAGTCGGGTATGAAAGTCTTTGCGGCTGCCGTAAACGTAGTGGCGTCCAGAACGGCCGCCTCGCCGTTGAGTTCCGCGTTTTTGAAATAGATCGAGAGGTCGTATTGATTGACGAGGACCTGAGTGCGTCTGCCGTGAATTGCCATTTGTGAGTCTCCGAATAGAGTGGTTAAGCGGAAGCGTGGACGTCGAAGTAAAAACCCGCCATGCCGGTATCGATGCTGCGTTGCGCGGAGTCCGGATCATCCTGCGTCGGGATGTCGTTGGTTGGTACGCAGGCAAGGGTGACGGCGCCGGTGATGACGAGCTGCGCGTTCAGCAATAAAGTCTTGCAGAGGTCGACGATCTGCGCGCATAGCTCGCGAGCAGTTTTTGTATCGGTTCTCTCTGCATGAGCGGTGAGCATGTAAATGTGTTTCTCGCTACTGACAGTTAGACCAAACGTGTAATCCGGTACTGACGCAACGTGCGTGAACTTGACGAACGGCAGCGGCGTCCCGTCTTCGGGCTGGCCATCGTGAGCATCACCAGGCGCCAGCGTCAGCAACGTTGCGCTGCCGTGCAGGGCCTGGTAAATGGCGGCGTTGGTCGCGTCGATGGAAACGAAGGGCAAGGGGTAGGACTACACTTTCTCGACTTGCCGAGTGTTCAGCGTGAGACCCGATCTGTAATCGCCGGGAAACATGGGTTCGACTGTTTCCAGCCCGACGTTGCAATACTCTTCGCCAGCGTCGACGCGATTGACGACTGCACGAATAAGCACTTCATCACCAACACTCAGCGTATTTCCGTTTTTATCATGTGGCATTTCCGAGAATCTCCTTTAGCGTTTTGCGATGCGCTCGAACGCGCGCACCACGTTGGGTTTGACTGATTCGAAGGCGGGCATGAGAAACGGTTGCGCCGGGCTGTTTACGGTGCCGAACTCAACGTACGGCGCGTAAAACATCCCGACGACAACGCTTTTCGCTACTCCAAAACCCGGTCGGTGTCCGGAGTAGGTTTCGATCGCAATCGAGTCCCGCAAATTGCCGGTTTCACCAACCGGACAAAGCTGGCGAGCCAATGAGGCTATCTGCGTGGCTGCGTCGTCGAGGATTTTCTCGGCGCGCGGGCGCAGACTTCGACGCAGCTCGGGAATGCGGTTTCGCTTGGTGATTTTTACTCCAAGTGCAAACATTAAAGCGGCGTCTCTTCGAAGGCGATCACTTCGCGTGTGAGCCCGACCATGTCAGTCACGCGAATAATTTCCATATCAGTTTGGGCCAATCCGCGGGTAGCGACTCTGCGTAAGCGATCGCTGGCCAATACGTCGACGTCAGCGGCGAAAGTAAAGCGATGAAACACTCCCGGCTTCCGTTGCGAAGCGCGCATTTGCTCGCGTTCGACCTGGCCTTCTGATACGGGTGAAGAAAAACAGGAATAGGGCTGTTGAGTAGTAGCTGCGTAACTTCCAACTTTGCCACCCTTGCTGTTGGAAGTTCTGGAAGCACGCATAACAAAAGCGGAGTCGGAAGCCATGCCTTCGACAATCCGTTTCGTGGTGACTTTTAAGTTTGCGAGTAGACCAGCGAAGGTTCCCATTTATGCCCGGTAGACGCGCACGCTACCGCTCCCGGCAATGATTAACCAGCGACTGATGAGGTCCCACACCTGTTCAGGGATGTCCTGCTCTGACGGTACGCCTTCACGCATCTCGAGCTCGATCGCGCCCGCAATCTTCAGACGCTTGAATTGCAGTAATGATTCATCGACCAGTACTGCCGGGTTGCGCGGCAAGCGGTAAAGCGCGAGACGGACCGTAGCCTCTTTCAGCTCGAGCGGATTCGTGTTCGGATCCACAAAGTTTCCGTCACGATCTTCAAGGTTCACGCGTGGAAACTGGAGCGCTTGCACGTTCCAGTCGGTGCGCTGTCCCTCCCATTCGAGTCGATTGAGTTCACGCGTCGCCGTCACGAGCGCCTTTTGTTTGGTTAACAGGTCCGCGCCTGCGTCAGTGGCGGGCCAGTCAGAAGCGTAGAGCTCGCCGGCGAGTAAATCGTTGGCGAATTCGACAGTGCAAAAACTATTCGCGGTTGCACCGCCTTCGGTTGCGTCGAGAACAAAGGCCATAAGCTTTTAGGAGCGTTTGCGTCGTGAACGTTTCTTGCCTTTGCGCTGGAACCAGGCATCGGCCGCGGTCAACAGTGCTTCCACCCGTCCGGCGTCAGCCGCCGAGACGTGTAACTCACCGTTGATGAAGTCGAAACCGGCTATGCGCGCGTCCTGGCCAGTGAGTGGTCCAGTCAGTTCAAGAATGACGTGCGATGTAGTTTCAGTCATGGATTTTTAGGTTGTTGCGAAGGGAGGCGCCCAAGGAGTGGCGGGCCAAACGAACGCGCTCCCCTTCGCCGTCATGCGGCACGGATGTTGGTCGCTGCGTTTCCGCCCGGAAACCGTCGACCACCGTCCCGCAATTTCAAAAAGACAGTTAGTTGCTCGGAGTGGCGTCCGGAGCGGTGCTCGGAGCTGGACTCGGAGGAGCTGCGGTCGGAGCGGCCGCTGGAGCTGGTCGCGGTGCGCGTGATTGGTTACGTGGCGCGGCGGCGCTTTCTTTTGGACTCATACCTTCTCCGGTAGCACCTTTGTCGGTAGCACCTTTGTCGGTAATACCCGCCTGCGCGAGTAAAGCATTTCTGTCAACACTCCAGCCGGCGAGAGCGTATTCGCCCACTTCGTTCGGGTGAACATCCGCCGAGGTTGGCCCATTCTCCCCTGGTTTGTTGGTGCGAATCATCCGGATCAAGGAAACCTCTTCCGCCGGAGCTGCAGGAGTTAATTGGTCTGACATTGTTTTAGGAATCCGCCTTTCAACTTGTGGGTTAAATTTGATCCGGTGCGCGCCGCAACTTGTGTATGGTCACGCACCGGACTGAGGGATCGACCTATCGAGGTGTCGATCGGGAGAGAGCCGTTAGCCGAGGATGTGCGCGATGTTCTCGCTCTTGATCGCCTTCACGCCCCAGGCGAGGCGCACGTGGTAGACCACCTGCAAGTACTGACGATAGACCGCGATCTCGAATGACAATCCGGAGACCGGATCTGTCACGGTGATCGTGTCGTCAGCAGTGTCGCCGCCTTTGGGCATCGCTGGCATACGCGCAACGAGCTGGATAGCGGAACGGTGGAACGCGAGATTAGCGCGGAAGTTGTTGCCCACGGTCAGCGCCACGTTATCCGCCAGCGTTGCTCGCAGACCAGGTTTCGCGATCGTCACCACGCCACCACTCAAGGCCGTCGCGACGGCGTACTTGTTCGTATCGCCCGCAAACGTGATCACGTCGCCAGCCAGGATGGTGCCCGTGCCGGTATCGAGCGCGATTGCCGTATCGCCAACCACGTAACCCGCGACGTTGTTCACCAGATAACCGGTGCCAGTACCTTTGGTGACCTGCGCGGCTTGTCCGGTGTTGCCGATCAAGAATCCTTCGAGCTCACCGATGGTGCCGCGTCGCAGCAAATCTGCGGTGCCTGCCTCGTTGACTTTGAACAACGAAGCCTGCTTACCACGAATGTTCGCCATTGCGCCCGAACCCAAGACGAGGTGCAGATCGGACTGAGGCGAGCCGTTGTCGTCGAGAATCTGACGCACGCCGGCGACATCCGACAAATCAGCCGCCGTCGCGAACGGAGTCGTGCCGGCCGTACCAAACGCGCGCGAAGCGCCCTTGTAAGCCTCGACATAGATATCCGATTCGATCTGGTTGGCGAGTGCTCGGAAAGCCTGCTCGAACTGCGATTGCAACGTGGTGTCGTACATGCCCGAGGACTCCATGCCACGAGTCTCTTCACCGTTCCAACGAATCGGAATGTGTTTCGACTTCGTGATTTTGATCTCGGTGTTGCCGACCGTCTGATCGCCAGTGTCCGGAGCGTTCACGCCAGGCGTGTTGTCCGCCATGGTGCCGGGTGTGGTGATGGGTACCAGAATGGATTGATTGAGCGCTGCACGCTCAAGCGACATATTGCGCGTGACAGCAGGAATGAGTCCGACCAACTCGCGGGACACTTGGTCGAGCGCCGCGTATAGAGTCGGAATCAGTGAAGTGAGAGTGTTAGCCAAGAGAGTGTCTCCTTAAAAGAGGTGTGAAAATTGGTCCAAGGTAGGAATCCGACTCGCGCCACAGGCGCTTGTGGGTGCGATCACAGACCGCGTAGTGCAGAGTTTTTGGAGCTCCGAGACTTCGGAGCTCCGAAAGGGAATTAGTCGACGATCTTGCCGCCGCCGATCACGTGTGCTCTCTGTGCTTCCGGAGACAGGCCGTCAAAGGTCGAACGTTTCATCGTTACGCCCTTGCCCTGCGCCCCAGCCGTTTTCGATTGCTGTCCGGCGCCGCCACCGCCAACACCTTCGGCGGCAAAGAGACCACCAAAACCTTCTGTGTTCTTCAACTGCTCGACGAACTGCTCCACGTTCATCAGGTCGCTGCCAACGTAGAGCGGTGTGCGATTGTTTTTCACGTCGATCATCCGCGTCACAAACTGTCGCGCGTCGCCTTCGCCATCCTCAATCATCTCCATCGCTTCGATGACGTGCGGCAGCAACGCTTTCGCGCCGCCTTTGATGGGATTGGCTTTCTCTATCGCGATTTCTGCCGCGGTCGTCACCATGGATTTACGCAGTTGCGACATCAGGAACTCTTCGCGCTGCTTTGAAGTGTTTTTGACCGTGTCCAGCTCGCGCGTGTGTGATCCCTTCAACGTCTCGATCTCGCGCGTGCGTTTTTGCTCTTCCGTGAGTTTTGCGTCCTCGGCGGCTTGCTTCGCCTGCTGGAGTTCCGCGATCTGTTCAGCGGAAAGCCCGAGGTCCTGGAAAGCTTTGAGAGCGTTGGCCGCGGTCTGCTTTTCGGTTTTTAGCGCGTTGTTGTTTTGCGTGAGCGCTGCGCGTTCAGCTTTGAATAGCGGGTGCAGGTCGTAAGTTTCGGGCTGGCCGTTCTCGCCGCCCGTCTTCATGTAGATCTGGCGATCGTTCTCGCCTAATCCGTTGTACTCATCGAGAGTGAGTGTGTCTTTAACTGGCATGGTGGTTGGTTGGTCTCCTTGCGTCACAGACGCGGCAGGGTGTGGCCACTGGCCACGGGTGGGTGCGCGTGTGAGAACTGCACAGCAGTTGAGAACGCGCAAAAAGAAAAATCGCCCGCCACTCCTCCGGGTATCCTCACAGAGAATCCGGATTGAATGACGGGCGGAACGTTCAGGCGAGTTAACGTGCGGCGTTAGAAAACGCGGGACGTTACCCTTCGCTGGCTCGTGAAGCCCTTTGGTTTGTCAGAGCGCGCTCGAATCTTTCGAGTGCAGCTACTTCGCTAAGTTTTGCTCGGCGACTGGCGCGGAGGTATTCGAGAAGCGCCGATCGCAAGATAGCACAATCACCCGGCTGCTTTGCAAGCATTTCTTCGAACCGCGCTGCGTTCAACGATTCTTCGTTGCTGATTTTGCTCATAGCGTAATGAATCGAGAGTAGACATAGATTGGCCCACGCTTGACCCGAACCAACTCGCGCCGGCGCGTAAGACGATTAGCGATGGTGGCCTCGTATGGCGTGAGGTCCTGCAGCCGGACTGGTCGCGTGGCGTTGGAGATCCTTTGAAAGACGCGCAGCTCCGGCGCCGACATTTGTGCGGTTGGAGTCACCAAAGCCAATTGGTTCTGAACAGCGACGCCAACATCATTCGCGAAATAGACGAACCTCCCGTCGACTTTCTCTTTGCGCAGGCTGCCACGCCCACTCAGGCGGTTGGCGACTTCGCGCTCACGGTTCGTCATTTCGTTCGCCAGCAGGGGAGTCTCACGCGTAGCGGTCTCGGCGCGCGCGGTGAAGGATTGAACCTGGTGCGCGCTTAGTTGTGGCGCGCGCGTCAAGCGATAAATGATCGAGCACTGACAAAACCAGCGACATTCGAAGCTGCCGATCGCAGGCAATTTCGAGAGCAGAGTCCATGTGCCGGCGGCGCTCTTACAACCTGCACAATGCTCCGTTTCAACCGGACCAGTTTTGCGAGAAGCTTCGACGATCATGCCCGACTCTTCCATGCGAGTGTTGAGCGTCTCCCAATACTCGAGACGAGCGTTAGACGTGTAAGAGCGAGCGCGAGCGCGAATGCGTGCGGAGTCTCGCGGCAAGCCGCGCGTGCCGATCTCTGCGCCAAACTGGTTTAGAAACGAATACTCACGGCGCAAGTGGGCCCCCACTTTGCCCCAGCGCGCCTGAGTCATTTGTGCGAGGCCTCCGTTACCCGCGATCGACGTCGCGACGTGCAGCGCCTTTACCTCAGCGCGCATCGAGTCTCTGAACTGCGCGATCGTAATTTCTTTGGCGCGCACCTGATCCGCGAGTTTCAACATGCGACGTTCGGAAACATCGATCACGCGGTTGACCTGGCGGAACACGCGATCGGGAGGGACGAACTGTCCACTCTGCGCGTTGCGGAATTGCAGACGACTCAAATCCCAGGTGTATTTGCTTTGTGTGGGCATGACGTGAAATTGCGTCCAGCAACGCGAGGAATTGCGCTGGCGACGTGGGAAACGGGTCAGACGAGTGTTTGCATGTCTGGAAGCTAAAACGCGTCCTACGCGTTAGGAGAGCGTGAGCGGCGCTATTTCAGCGGGTTGCCCGGGAACTGTCCAGCCCCAGAAAAACGGAGGACCACAGCACTTGTCATAATACGATGCGGCTCGCAAGGCGCGCTTCATCGTGGTCATGGCAGACTCGTTCATGTCCTGAGTCGCGTGGAGTGCTCCCAACGCCAACCGCGCGCCCGTACCGATCGACAGTAATCCATTGTCCGGTCGCGTGACCGTAAGGTCTGAATCGAATTCAAAAACGTAGCCGCGGACCGCTAAGAGGAATTCTGAGTCAGCTAGACCTTTTTGCATGTCAAACAAACCAGGAAACTTCCTGAGACAGATAAGCAGCTCCGGTACAAAGTCAGTGATCAGAAACGAATGTAAAAGCTCACCGCTGGTTTCGTACTTTTCAGGAATCGCGGGCGGCTTGAATGTCGAACGCAACGCCTGTTCATAGCGAACAGCGCCGGCTGCGCCAAAGAGGTATTCACCGATCGTGAATAGCTTTCGGCCGGATTGCACCGTGTAATGATGCTCACCATAAGACACGCGCGCGTCGGCGCCGATGTAGGCGACGCCGCGATCCGTGAAACCAACTATGCAAGTCATTCGCTTTCCTCCGCGAGAACCATGTCCGCCAATTCCGGCGAAGCTTCTCGGAGCAGGTCGAGAGCTCGCCAGATATCGGAGGCTGTGATTTCGGCCGCGTCTTGAATTTCCTGACGCGTCCACCGTGGTGTGATTTCTGCCATTACTGTTTGGGCGGGAGGTTGGTGTTCGGAGGTTCCTGTCGTGAGGGGTCATTTTCTGCTTCGCGCACGACGTCGGGCTTGTCGCAGTCGGGACCGAAGATGCGCACCATCTCTGCATCGATGTCGAAGTCCGGACCAAGCTTGCCAGCTGTCTTCAACAACATGAGCAGCGTGTACGTGGACAGATGATGATCGTTGGCGAGGTTACGCAGCGTGTCGATATCCTGCGAGTCGAGGTGCAGCCGATCATATTGCACATTCAGCTCGATCGTGCCGAGCTCGTCTTTGCCGCGGTAATCACCGTGGGCGATCAGGGCCAGCTTTAACGCGTTCGTCAGAGACTTCACCGCCAGCGACAATTCGGAATCGCTCTCAACGGTGTCTTTAATTTCTCCGGTGGCAGTGCGTGGACCACTGGTTTGTGGCACTAACAGTTTGAACCCGGCGACCGCCATGCGCTGCTCGAGCTGTTTGATTTCGTCCTGCGCCTTGCCGATCGCGTGCCCCTGGTGCTCGGCGTAACCGAGCTCCGAGTGCTCGCCTTTCAAATCGATAAGCACACTCGGGCCAACTGATTCGAATTTCTTTTTCTGATCGCGATCGCGGGCCCAAAGGATCGGGACGTTCGCGACGTGAAGGATGCCGTGTAAGTCGCTGGTCATTTGCAAGTGCTGAACGACCATGAGTGCGAGGTCCAAGAGGGCTGGTTCAGAAACAAACGGATCCAGTTCTTCGCCGCCGTAAATCGGGAAGAGCGGTATGTACGGCAGACTCGAATTTGAACGTCCCTCGAGCTCGCACGTGCCATCGGCTTTCTCGCGCCACATGGTGATCATGCCGGGCGTCAACACTCGATACCTGACTACGGTCTTTTCACCGAAATCACCATCTTCCTCCTGTTGGCACTCACGCAGCGAAACGCGTTTGAGGACCTGGTGGCCATAGACGTTCTCAAACTTCCAGTTAACGACCTGCGCTTTTTGGTAGAGAACCCAGTACGGCCGCAACTTCTGTTCATCCAGATAGGTTGGTTCGCTGGCATTCGTCTCTTCCGATTGAGTGAGGGTTTCTGTCACCGACTTCGGCATGTCGACGTAGATGAATGAATGTCCGTCTCGCAATGCGGTTTTGAGTGCTTCGCGAGCAAACAGACCAACCGACTTCCCTGCCAGATCGATGTTCTTTAGCTCTTGCTCGATCTGCTTATCGACGTCCTTCACTGTCGGGTCTTTATCAAACACGAGACCCAGGGCCAGCGTGATAGCGCGCTTCACGGCGGGCAGGGCCACCGACTTCTGCACGCGCAGCTCATACTCGTCTTTCGGTTCCTGCGGGTTCTTCGGTAAGTACTCAACCTCGCAGTGGCGAAAACGCAACGTGCCGGCGTAAGCGTCCTGACATATCTTCATTGCCGGGAGCTGATCGATGTACGCCTTGATCCGGAAGTTTGGGAATTTTTTGTTTTGTTCTTTCGCGACGGTCGCCATGGTTGAGGTTTTCCTTTGCGTAGTAAGAGAGGTGTGTGGCAGGTGAGAATTTAGCGGCGGAGGATGACACGGGCGTAATCGTATTCGGGCGCCAGATCTACACTGGCCACGCGGTAACGCATCGCATCGCAACCGTGATCGTTTTCTTTAACGGGCTTGCCGTCTTTACCGTAAACGTAGCCCCAGATTTCCTGGTGCGTGGACGTGGGCTTTTTCTTTTTTTCCATCTCCTCATCAACTTTCACCGTCGCATCACGGCGAATGAACAAGCGCGGACGTCCATCGAGTTGCAGTTTCAAACGAGCGCGAACCATGTCGCAGCCGGCATCACGTTCTTTAGTCGCTGCCTGCGTTTGCAGATTCTGAAAGCGCCAGTTCTTGCCGAGGTGTCTTTCGAGGGTGGCGCGATCCTCTGCATCGTGGTCGACGTAAACCTCGTCGAAGCCGGGCTCGTCGAACTCTTCGCATAAGCGAATAATTTCGGCGGCGTGATCTTCAACAATCACGCCCGACATGTAGATCTCGCGATACATGTAAAGGCGTCCGTCTTCGTCTGCGGCCCAGAACTGACAGACGAACGGGTTTGAGTGTCCGAAGTCGACCGACAGGGATCGCGCCCAGCTTTTCGGCGGCTCGGTCTTGTACTCTTCGACTCGCGACCGATACGAGCTCGAGTCGTCTTTGTGCAGTGAACCGTCATCATTCCAGCCGTAAAAGAAATGAATGTCTTCACGGAACCCGTCGAACACGAGACCATCGGCCGAACACCAAATGCCGTCACGCAGCCGTAATCGCTTTGTGCCGGTGAGGCTTTCCAGTGCGCCGAGTACATACTCAACACCGGCGGGCGTCCATTCCTGCTTTTCCTGATCGAATAGCTTTGGATTGTCCGTGTGTTGGGCAAAGATCATTTTCAACAGCTTTGCGTCGGCTCGCTTCTTCAAAAAATGAATCGGCGCGTCCGGATTGCACGCGAGCAGTAACTGATGAAAAGTGGTTTTGCCGTTACGAAGGCGAGTGATGAGGTCCTGGAAATCGTCTTCGGTGATTTCTGTCCCTTCGTCGACTACGATCAAGTCATATTCGGCTGACATGACCTTCGCCGATTTATCGAGTCCACCAATCACGCACACCGACCCATTCGGGTAGCGGTATTCCATGTCAGTGTTGTGGAAGTAGACGAACTGCCGCGACGGTTTCTCGGCGAACCTGCCGGCAAGTACCTGGCGTTCAAAGATCACAATCGAGGACTGAGTGAGAGATGAGCGCGTTTTACGTAGCAGCAACGTGCGCGCGCTGGGGAAGTAGCGATTAACCGCGTCGAGCTTCTCCAGACACCCGCGCGTTTTTCCCGTTCCCGCTGGGCCAGAAAACACAAGGGCCAGATCGCGGTTGTCCATCATCTCGCGCACCTTGCCGTACGCGGTGTAATCAGCCTGCTTCTGGGTTGTCTTCCTGGACACTGTCGGCGGCGGTTGGTTCGGGGGTGGGCTTGTCCCAATCGGCGGGATTAAAACCTGCGACGAGTTTGACGTCGGTGGGAGCCAGGTTGAGGTTCACTTCCTTGTCGACCACGCCGGTCACTTCGGCGAGGTCCCGTAAGGTTTCGCCAATGACTTTGAGGAAACGAGGATCGCCGTAACCTTGTGCGCGTTTTTTCTTTTGTTGGATCTTCCGCGCGGGCACGACAATTCGACGCGTGAGTTCAGGGTTATCGGCGTCGAATTCCTCTGTGGTCCGTAGAGCAATGTTGGTTTCCGTTTCCTGCGTTTCATCGAGTGGGCGCTTTGACTTTTCGTAATCGATCCACGCCGTCCGAAACAGTTCTTCCCAATGATGAATTAGATAACCCTTCATCGTGTCGTACTTTTCGGTTGCGCGCCGGCGAAAGTCGCGCTCGAGTACTTTGACGTCGTAATCGATCATCTGCCGCGTGAGGGTGTACGGCAGTGGCACATTCGGGATTGGATCGTTTGGTCCAAGCCCGTCGAGAACGCTTCGCAATGCATTCTCGTATTCCTCGACGCGTCGCCGGTTCAAAATGTCGGCGATGCGCTGGTGTGACATGCGGCGATTTCGAGCGAGTAACGCGGCGATTTCTTCGCGGTCGCGCTCGATCTCGTATTGCGAGCGTTTGGTCTCGGCCATGGTGGGTCGTGAGGTTTGAGGATCCGGAGCGGGACAACATTAGATGTTCGCGGTCGCCAGGACCGGGCGAACGTAAGGACGTCGAGCATTGGGATCACGCAGGCGTTTCGTGTGAGCTGCGCAAAACTCTTTCAACGTGAGACTGCCACGCCGCGGAGTCGCTCGACGCTGCATCTTTGTGCCGCGTTTCTTCCACGTCTTTTGGCGCATGGCGCGATTTGCCTTCACCTGCTGCAACACGGTGTCAGCGTTCTGTAAACGAGATTCACCGATCTCCGTGACTACGCGGCCGTCGAGAATGAATTCCTCATTGTCGCCAACCTGCTTCGCCAGTTTCTCGACCGATAGCGCGGCCTCGAGCTGGTGGGCGCCCACGCCGATCGGCAAGCCGCGCGAGTTGCGGCGATAAGAAACGATCAGGTTGTGCCGCATCTGTTTCGCGAATGAAGCCGCCATCGATGTCTGGTAGCTATCACCGCGAGCCTCGATCGACTGTGTTGACCGTTTCTCGCCAGCCTTCGTAACACGCGTGCGGCCGAAAATGGTGGTTACGAATTCGCGCAGGCGATCAGGAATGATGTTGAATTTGCGGGTGTTGTTCGAGTCGTTGGTCACTTAGTCCTCACTTCTTAATGCAGACGCAGCCCGGCTTACACTTCTTTCCGTTGCCGATCAGCGTTGTGCATGGTCCAGGCGTTGGAGTTGGCGTCGCCGTTGGGGTCGGTGTTGGCGTTGGAGTTGAAACTGGGGTTGGAGTCGGAGTCGGAGTCGCTGTGGCGATCGGCGTAGGCGTTGGTGTCGGCGTGCTCGGCGTGGGAGTCGCGGTCGCTTCCGGAGTTGGAGATGGACTCGGATTCGTGCTCGGGTGAAAGTAGATTCGAATGGGCTCGGACGTGACACTGTTGCCCTCGGTGTCCGTCGCCGTTGTCGAGATGGGAACATAACACGGCGCGTTCGTGATGGGCCGCGGCAGTATGCAGAGTGGCGGAAACCAGCTATTCGGTCCAGCGTAGGTCAACAAACCTGAAACTGGTCCAGTGATTTCAGTCAACTTTATTTCAGGTGGCGCGTAACCATAGCCGTCTTGTGCGCCACGCACCAAGTAAGTCTCACCAGTCAGCCCAGGAAAGAGGAATCCGCCCTCATCATCGAGTTGTAGCGTGTAGAGGAGATTTTCCTGCGCGTCGAAAACGTTAACCAGTGACCACGCGAAAGGAAGGCCGTCATAGATACGAACCTGCCCGCGTACCTCGTAGTACATCGGCATCTGGACAGAAACCGGCGGCACATAAGCAGAAGGCTCGAAGATTGAAAAGGAAAAGAGCGTGAGTAGCGCTAACAAAAGTAAGGTTCGCATTGGGAGTGGTCCTTTTCTTAGATGGTGGTTCTGAGTGCGAAGATGATCCACCAAAGGAGTCGATAACTAAAATAGAGAAGGCGATGCATGGTGCGTGTCACAAAACGATCATCGCGATGATGAGCGCAACACCCAGTTTGAAAATGATCGAGCACTGGATCTTTGAAATAGGAAGTTTTTCCAGTAGTGCTTTGTGCTTCTCCAGGTTTGCGGCGTCAATCGCCAGATTTCGTTTTTGAGCTCCCTTTATGAGCCACGTCGTGAGACGTAGACAGACTTTTGCCAGCACGAGCATGAACAGCTCGAGCCCGGCGAACGCGAGCAAAACGATGATGACTGCGATAGCGAGTGTCATTGGGATGGTCCTTTCAGGAGTTGGTAAGAGTTCAGTTGACGGTAGGCGGTCGCGCTGGACCGTTTCGACGGTAGATGATTACGCCAGTGTAGCAACCAGTATTGCGGAACCGTTTAGTCCCGTCCTCAGGCTCGACTTCTTCGATGTGTGCGTCCTGAGAGAAACATTCCACCACTATCTCCCCCGCCTCGGCTTTTTCGATCAGGCGTCGCAGGCTCTGTATGATTCTTTCACTGTCGGCTGGGTAATGGATGATGTTCATTGGTCCATCCTGTTCAAGTTGTCGTTTAGTTGCCGGCGAGATAGTCGGCGCAAATCAGCTCGAGACAGCGACCCTCTGTGAGTGATTGATCGGCGCAAACGTAACGGACTTTCTCGAATGCCTGGTTAATGATCTCGCGCATGTTGGGCGTGATGCCGTTTATGGCGAGGTCATTCCGCGCGCGGTCAGCGGCATCCGGAGGCGGCGGCTTTACTTCACGCGGTTTCTTCTCTTGTGCAGGCGGTGAGTTTGCATCGACGGTCGTGAGGGCTTCGTGCTCCTGGCCAGCAAGATCTTCAGTGCTGTCGTCGAGGTGCGCAAAGATGCTGGTCGGTTCCGATTCGGCGAACACCCCGAAGTCTTCGTCGCTGAAAGGCGCAACGTTCTCATCATCGGGCACCCACGATCGCAAATCGCGAAGATGCGCCGGCAATCGATTTTCATCCCACTGGCTGGTTAAGCCGGTTTGATTGTCACTGATGCCATAGGCGCGCAGCTCCATTCCGGTCATACCGGTGGTAACAACCCAAATGTATTCCCAGCCTTCGAGCTCTGCGGCTTCGTGCGTGCCGTTGCCTTTTGCGATTACGCCGTCGCGGTCGACGACGATCGGCGTGACCTGGCCACGGTCTGGACGACGCAGCGAAGCGCGCAGCCCGGTAATGTTTCGATCCGGGTGCAGGCGTGCGTTCTCCGGGTCGCGCCTAACCGCGTCGAGTCGAACGATCAACTTGCTCGGATCGTCGCTAGTTGCAGTGCCGTGGTATGGCGCAAAGATCGGCAGTGACAGCGCCGCGATGAATTCTTGCTTGGTGGGTTTTTCTTTCTTCATGCGCGTGGCGTCATATCTCCAAACAAAAAACCACCCTCGGCGCAGTGCTCTTCCAGCATTGCGACGAATTCGCGGTTTCGTTCGTCGACGCGTTTCTGTTGTTCGATCGGATCGTGGTCCATTAGATAGCAGCGTTGATAACGCGATGCGCGAGCGCGCGATCGGCGGCAGGTCCGGCGAATTGAAAGACAGCGCATGGTCGCTCGCCAAAACCGGCCATGCTCAGTTCTGACTTGTTGATCTCACCACGCGCGGCCGCAAGCTTCCGCTGAATGCCGGTGAAGTTTGTTTTCGGTAAGCCGGGTTTAGCTTCCAGTGACCAGGCCGCGGATTTGTCGAACGATCGGATCAATGCGGGGTGCGCCGGGTAAGTTCTCATGCGTTTCCCGAGCGCCTTATACATCGAGCCAAGCTTGTCAACGAGCACCATTGCCAGTCCCAGACCTTGCCAGTCCGGCAACGTTACGAGACGCGAGCATTTAATGATGTCCTTCACGATTGGGTGTGGGAAATGCAACATGCCGGCGAATGCGGCGAGACGATCATCGACGAACAAACCGAAGCATTGCGCTGCGCGGTGCAGCTCTCCGGTCAAATAGTGAAACGGAGCGAATTGCTTCCACGTGGACCACGGGACGCGCTCGATGGTGATGTTGAGAGTTGGGCGGCGCCGAAGTGACCTCCTTGTGAACGACATGGTCACAGGCTCGAAGATCCAGTCGGGCTGTAACCACTCGATCACGTCGTAGTGGCAAGTGGCCGCTACGAATTGTCGGTTATCTTTGCGCACCCGCTTTTGAATTGCGTGCGCGCCTATCTGCGCTACTTGTCGATCGACGACTGAGGTGAATTCGTCGACGACGATAATTCCCTGAGTCTCCAACACTCGCCGTGCCATCTCCACCCGGAAACGTTCACCGTTCGAGAGCACATGGTAAGGACGTAGCCAGGCGGGAATGGTGTTAAAGCCGACAGCCTGGCAGACGTCGGCGATCTGGTCCATTTTGAAACGCTGATCGAAATCATCAACGACTGATTTGCCCTGCCAGTCGAATTGCTTTTCATCACCGAACACCTTGCGAAGAATGGTCGACTTACCCGCGCCTGAAGGTCCGACAATCAAACCAACGTTCCATTGCAGGCCCTCGATCGGGAAATCACCTTGCCATGACAGCGAAGTCTTTTCTTTCGCCGGCACGTCAAACATCGCTTCGAGCTGGCGAGCTCGAGGGGAACGCGAAACGTCGCTTTCAACTTGAATTGAAACTTTAGGCATACTTCTTTAGCAGTCGCTCGCGGGTTTCAGTGTTTCGCCGGTACAGCGCGAGACACCTTTTGCAAGTAGTTGTTTCAATGCTCGCCGTCGTGACGATCGATCCTCTTCGACCGCAGTAAGCACCGTCACGTAACAAAACGAGATGCACTGAGAGTTTCACGTCACGAGCAGCGTTCCTTAACAGCTTTAAGAAATCAGCGGTCGGCACGTGATCCCCTCCAGTTCGAATGCGGCAAGTAGTTCCGCCTGGTGGGCTTCGTCGCGACAATCGACGATGACGCGATAGGTGAGTGCGCCTAACTGTGACGACGTGTCATTTTCTGCCCCGGTTGTTGTAGTTCCGGATGCGCTCGTCAAAGCTTCGGCGCTATTCCCGTCAAGCGCGGGATTGCTCATGTAATCGTCACTGGCTTGTGCGTACAACGCATCGAACTCGGTTTGGTCCAGGAACCCAGCGTCGAGTAAATCGGAACCTATGTCGGCAACGACATCCGGATCCGGGTTGTAACCAGCGTGCGAGGTTAGATTATCGACGTGTGCAAGCATCTGTGTGCGGCGATCGTCGCTGTCCAGATCGGTGCGCTGCACAACTACCAGTTTCTTTCCATCGGACTTCACCACGATGATGTCGTCGGGATTCGCGACGTCGCGCCACGCGTCAGTGGTCGTGTGGCCACCGATCAACTCACCGTTACGATCGACGACGACGCTGCGTCCGGCTTTCAGCACTCGCAGCGATGCCTTTGTCAGTTCGCGGCCGCGATCCGTTCCGCGGTTAGGATTTCGCTCACGTGCGCGAATGTCGTCGAGCGACTTGATGTCTTTCGTTTCGCTCATTGCGTATTCGATACTTGTTGCAGGCCAAAAGCCTCCAACGAACGTTTCAAGTGCTCTAAGCAGCTTCCGGCTTCATCAACTGGACCAGCGCAGACCACGCCGCGCATCGAGAGTAAGAACCCAAACGGAGCGCATCTGACTTCCAGCGCGCAGTCGTTGCAGACGTCTTTGGAACAATGCACACACCGGCGCACGTTGCCTTCTTTCGCGCAGGCATCACACACATGCACCTCAATAGTTTTTTGTCTGACGGCCATTTGCTTACTTGAGTTCCTCCGTGGCAGGTTCCTCGGGCTCGGTCGTGAAGCTAATGAGGCGCTTGCTCTTGTCACCGAAGGCAGTCACATCGGTAATCGGATTCTGCTGCAAACAGTCCGGACACTTGCGCAGCACCGCAATGGCTTCGGGTAGCGCAGAGACATCACAGGTCGCTACTACTTCGAGCCACGCCGTATTTACCTTCCCTACGCCGATGTCAATGACAATGTGTTTCACGAGATGGGAGATCTCGTTGCCTTTGTCGTCGAAGACTTGCGTGCTTTTACCGTGCTGAACTCCGGGCGCCGTGACAATACGCATCGATTTACCGAATTTGAGTGGCAGCGGTGCATGCCGAATGCGCGTCCGTACAATTTCGATAATGCGCAGGCCTTCAGGACCGTCGAGCTCACAACCCTGCAACATGTCGACGATACGATCGGCGTTACTCTTGTTTGTTTGGTCCATCGTAGGTTATTCCTGCAGCAGCTTCGTAAGCGTCCAGCTCGCGTTCAAATATGTGAAGACATTGGGCTGAGAGTGTGCGGAACTCTTTTTTGGCGAGACGTTGCAAGCGTCGTTTTGTTTCCGCCGGCACGTACATAACCAATGCTGCGGCCGCGGCGGTCCCATTTAATCGGATTCTCACTGCGCGGTTTGGCCATTAGCGTTTCTCGTATTCGTTACAGACCTGGCAGCGATCAATTCCGAACACACCACACTGCTCATAATGGAAACGCAGACAAGCGGGCTGAGTCGCTTTCAGCCGGACGGCCGCAATCCAGATCGTGGCGGCCGTGAGACACACCAAAATCCAGACGAAGAGGATCCACGCCATGTGCTTCACCATGTTCCGTAGTTCCTTGTCTTTCACTTCTGCGTTCCCTCGATTAGAGAAGCCTCGATCAGTTCATTGGGCGCGATTCGGATTGGCATGTGAGCGCAGCCGGCATCGCGCCGTCTGAGGTAACGGTGTCGACCGTCGAGAAGTCTCATGTTTTGATCCGCGATACCCGGAATACCAGGATCGCAAAGCGCGTAGCGGAGCCCTGAGAAACCAGTGCTGGGCTTATTACTCACACCACTGATGCGCTCAAGAGGCACATTTTCAACGGGCAACGCTGCAACGGCACTTTGTAGCTGTAGGACGTCAACCTTCCGCCCATCGGGAAGCGTGGTCGTGTGACGCTTTGCGCGGTTTGTCGTCACTTCTGCCTCGCTATCTCACGCAGCAGCTCGGGCAACATCTCCGTTTGACCCTTTCGAATCTCACGGACGTCATCACGAATTTCATCCAGGCGTTTGTTGATGCGCTGCTCTGACTTTTCGATCGCGACCGGCGTTTCGTCCTGCTTCTTTTCGACCGTCGTGAGCCGTGACTCCTGATTCGCCTGCGCGCGCGTGACGGCCACGTAAGCGCTGACAGAAGACACCAACACGGCCAGCACTCCGGGGAGTATGGCCAGCGTCAATCTAAAAAGTTGCGGTCTGCGAATCACGGTTTTCCTAGGTATTTGAGGCGGTGAGAAAAAATGATGAAACGTTTTGGGGTTTTAAATCACTATAATATTTACCCTTTTGTAAAGTGCGGGGAGCCGCGGACGACCTTTGCCCCAGTGGTCGCTTTGAACGGCTCCCCTAAACGCGCCTGTCAGTTCCGCCATCCTCACCAGTGACGGAACCAACCACGTAAGCGCGTCATCTCAAGAATTTCAACAGAGTTAACCCGGCATTGATGAGGCGCTCGATGAGTAGTTGCTTTTGAAGCGTTTTGATCTCGCCGTCTTTCTTTGCCATGGCCTCTTTCAACACCCGAATCTCTTCGTTTTTGTCGATGAGGGCTCGCTCGGTGCTTCTAACCTTCTCGCGCAGCTCGCCGATTTCGATAAGCGCCAGGCGGTAACTCTCGGTGAGTTTTTGGTCCGTCGCCTCCATGTCTTTGATCTGCTTATCCAAAGCAGTGACACGGTCCTTATAGGCGTTGAGCAATTCCTGTTTTTGCTCAACTTCTTTCACCAGCCGATTGAGGACAGCATTGCGATCGACGGGAGTTTGCGGCGCGACGCTGTTAGCGGCAGGGAACTGGCGGGTCGAGTTTTGCGAGTCTTGCGCAAAGGTCGTCGTCGCTGATAGTGCGAGTATCAGGACCAGCACTCCGAGTCTTTTCATTTTGTCCCTCGATCTGTCGAATTTTCTGTGCCGTTTGCTCCGAGACGCGTTTGTCTTCACTCACCTGCTGCCGACTTTGCTGGACACCGGCATCGTTGACGTCGCGACGAACGGCCGCGTCGTTTGCATTGTCGCCATGCCGCGCCGCGTCCTGCAGGTTCTTGTTCGCGTTGCTCTCGATCTGGTTTACGGTCTGGGTAGTGTTGGCTGTGGCTCGATTCGTGCGCCACCGCTGTACGAAGTAGATCGACACGACAAGCGCGACGAATAGGACCACAGCCAACAAGATTTTGCCGCGTCGGTTGAGATGACACAGGCCGTCCCAGATCACTTGGAAAACTGTGCGTTGGTTGTTTATGTCTGGTGGCAGCAAAACTAAACCTCTCGGGCCTTGGTCCATTAGTCGGTAAGGAAATCGACGGCGTGACGCGCAGCCCACTTTATCCAGTCGAGGATTTGCTTGTGATAAAGCACGACGGCAACAACCAGCACGAGCACTCCCAGAATTGTTCCAGAGATCGCGAGCGCGCTGCCGCCCTTTAATGCGGTGATGAGCAGAAGGATGGGACGCCATAACGCGGCAGCACCCCTTACACTCGCCACCTTTGCGGATTGTTTGACGGACTCTTTTCGCAGCAATTTCTTGAAGTCGATGTCCGAACCCGCTCCTGGATCTGTGGTCGCCGGCGTTTGCGCTGGTTGCGCGTCGACCGACGTGGACGTCGTGACACCCGCGGATATGGGACTCGACGCGTCCTGAACGGAATCCTGCGCGGGAATCGATGTTTTAGTGCGATTGTCAACAGGTTCGTCTACCGATTTGTTGACAGGTTTGACGACCTCAACGGAGCCACGTGACGGAATTGCGCGGAGCGTGTTTTCGTAACGTGTCACACGATCGTCGAGTCCATTCAAACCACCGTTGACGCCTTTGGTGAGCGCCTTCAAAACTTCAAACTCACGCGAATCTGATACGCCTCGTAGCTTATCCGCCACAGGATTCAATTGCTTTTCGTAAGTCCAGAACCACGCGGCCGCGCGGAATCCGTTCTCAGGCAGTTCGAGCAGCTCCGGATGTTCCTCGAGGGGAAGATTCAGCGCTAAACCCACTTTGCGATACATGTCTCGGCCGGTGATGCCGATCGGGCCTCGCGCAATGAACTTCCAACCGTCGCCAGGCATGAAGTTGCCGAGGTCTGAACGGTTGCCGTAGACGTGGTTTGCTAACGCGACGGGGTTGTGAGCGAGCTGGTTGGCGAGAGCGTCCGTCGGCACACGTTTCTTGAAGACCTTGCGAATTTGCTTCGCCGAGTAGTTCATGTTCTCGCGCCAGTGAGTCAGGTCCATCGACTCGTGGCCGAGATGTGGGAGGTAAGCGCAAACGCGGATGCGCGTGTTAATGAAAGACTCGTCGAGCGACGCTTGAATGAGGTCCAGCCAGGCGCGCGCTTTCGCGTCTGACAGACCTGGCATTGCGTTGCGCAACTGCGCGAGGGTGAGCTTAAAGGATTTCATGCGGTGCTTCCCGGCAGGAGATCGATCGCTATCGGCGAGCACCAGCACCACTCATTTGAGTGGGGGCGCGTATCGGACGCTGTGACCTTGTGAATCACTTTCACCTTTTGAAACCATGCAAACGTCCGGCGACCGCCAGTCAATCGATTGATCAACGTGCGGTCGCGCAGACGATTAAGAAATTGAATCATGGTGAATGAAAATGAATGAAAGTGAATAAGAAGCCGGTCACGCGCACAGCTCGAGTTCGACTGTTTGGTTGGCGTCGAGAGTGCCCCTGGACGGAGCGGCGGGAACCTCGTTCACAGACTTTCGCCTGCTACAAAGTGTTTGGTGGTAAACGAGTGTGCGCGTGAATCTCAAAATCGAAAAGTTAATTGGAGAGCAAAAGAAAAAGCGCTGACTCCGGAAAGCGAATGATCCGGAATTTGCGCCTCGGTAGGTTCGGCCGCAACGTTTACGGCCCTACACGGCAAACATACCAACAAACAGCGTTGACACGCAAGAGATATCACAAAACAAAGAGAACGGGCTCGGTCCGCTGTCCAAAGCAACCGAGCCCGTTTCTCAGACACCCCCAAGTTTTTCGCCCTGAGATATCTGTTGAGCATGTCCTCACCCCACGCACAACACTCAGAAACTTGGGAGGTTTTTTACTCCCACATGTGCGGCGCAGTATAGCACAATCGTTGCGCGGTGCAAGGGTTTCTACATCGTCAATTCTTCATCGCGCGAGTTTTCGAAAAACTCTTCGTCTTCGGTCGCTGTTTGCTCATCGAGCACTTTCGCAATCGCGGCCAAGCTAGCTGGGCGTGCAGCGTTCGACGCTTTGGTGAAAAGCTGGTGAATCACGCTCATCGGCTGTGCTAACAGCTCGGCTGGCAAAATCTCCGTCGTTGACCGTGATGCGATAAATCCGAGCATCGAAGTAAGACCGGAGAGTCCCGGCTCACTGACCGTCAGAAAGAGTGAGTACTCGATCCCAGTCATTTCATCGCTGCGAAACTCTACTTCGTTCATGGCTCACTCGCTTTCTCCGTTAGGGCTTTGCTCTTAATCCTGGCAAGCAGGAAGCACAACAATCGCGTGTGTTGGCGAATGCAGACGTGTAGCTGCGCGACAGTATCGTGATTACGGCGCCACGGTTCTCTCTTGTAAGCGGCGTTCAATCGCGACATTTGCCAACGTCGTCGACGACAGTTTGCTTTCATCGCATCAACCTCCGTTCGCGATAGTGACAGTCGTGCTGACACAGCTTTGCGGAGCAACTCTCACAGCGTTTGTTCTTACAGCTTGCGCTCAGCGTGGTGGACGGCCGTGCGCCAGATGTGTTGCGTGGTTCGCGTTTCATGGTTCCTTTCTCTGAAGACGAATACGGCGCCGTTTCTTTGGGCCATCGTCTGGTGCTGGAGTGATAGGCGTGGAGGAAGTCTGGGGCGGGCTGTCGAGACGGGCGGCGCTGACGAGGGCATCAAGTCGCGCTATCTCGAGCTGGACTTTTGCTGCGCGTGCGAAATTCTCTGAGCTCATGCTACCGAGGGCGGCGCCGCGTGACAGTTCAATGAACTCTGCGCGTAATCTCGCGAGCTGCTCGATGTTCGATTCTTGCGGCGTTGGCGGCGCGAGTATTTGCCGTTCGATATCACGAGCCATTTTGTCGAAAGTCGCTTTCGACGCCTTAACGATCAGATCATCGAGTACGCCTTTCTTTAGAGTGGCGGCGCGTGAGTTGATTCGTATTTCACTCTCGGGCAAGTTGTCGACGATTTTGTTTCCCGTCGTGGCAAACTTCATTCGGTCAGCGAGGCTCAACGCGTCAAACTCTGCGCGCGTGATCGTCACGGACTCATAGCCACGTTTTCCATTTTCGATGGTAATGGCCCGTTCGATCTTTTGAAGCATCGACGCCATGTCTTGTTCCATGGTTATTCGTTGCCGGCATTCAAAATCGTTCGTCTGCGGGCGACACGAGGCGAGCATTCCCTCGGGAGTCTCGGTAAGAACCAGCGACCAATCCGCGTGGCGTTTCCGGAACGCTGCGATTGCGAGGCGCGAAACGGATGGCAGTGTTTGTTCGAACGCGCGATCGAGGATTTCAGCAGTTTTGCCACCTCCTGAACCGCCGCCACGAAGCAGGCCCTTCACATAATCGATCGCGTTGTCTCTCAAACTGCTTTTTACATCAGGTTGGAGCATCGATTGTGGCGGGGTCGCGGGCGTCCCGAATTCCGTGAAGGTGGCATAATCAGCTTTGCCATACACCTTCGGATTCAGCGGAGGTGTGAGCTTCGGAGATGCCCCGGTCAAACGCCTGCTTATTTCCTTCTTCAACACTTCCTCCAGTTGGTCCAGCAATAGTGGCAAGGCTTGAGGCGTTTCGAAACTGCCGCTGGCACAATAGCGACCGAGGTCTGCGCCATTCTCATTGACGATCGACACCGTGACTTCAACTTTTGTGAGGTTGTATTGCTGGAAAAATGACACCTTCCAATCAGGATGTTTCTCCATGAACGCTTCGATAACAGCAGTCACGCCGGTGGCTTCCGTTGACTCGACACTTTTCCGGTAGTAATCGATCGTCATGCGATACTCTTTGCTTACGAGGATGCGCTCAACCTCGCTGCTGCCGAAGGTTGTCATATCTCGATATTCGGCATTCACCTTCCATTGATCAGCGCGCAGTTTTCCATCGTCCAGGGCAGCCCTCAGTCTCGCTTCAATGTCGAGTAGAAGCGTTTCCGTTTGGCTCTCAGGCGCTCGCCCCTCGACGATGAATGTCCCGCGCTTATTCCCAGCTCGCACCTCAACGCTGACGGTATTCTCGCGACGACCTGTGGCTGACAATTCGCAGTTGCACACCCACTCCGGATGTCGGTCGATGAACTGACTGAAAGCGTCGTTTGCGCTCACGACTGATTTGAAGTTTAGGGATTGCGGCATTTCGTTGTCTCCGGTTTCGCGTTTTAGGAATTGGACCTCGCCGAAGTGAAATTTGTGTCTGAGCACAAATGGCGGGGGCGCGAATCCGTCTTTCAGTGGCGGACTGTATTCGTTACATGATGAACACCACGCAAAGAATTCAACCCTTAGTGGTTTTTGCGGTCTGCTGTCATTTGCTCCGTCCATGCTGGATCCGCCTTACTCATGTGGACGATACCACTCGACATCAATTTACCGTCCACTTGTGCCAGGCAAGTAAAACATGTGCGCCAGTTCTGTGCTTCGAAGGGATCGTCGGTGACATGGAGTGGCACGATACAAAGCCCATTGCAGGCAGGACAGATGCGACCGACAGCACTCAGCGTGAGGATCCGAGTGCCTACCTTGCGCACCACGCGCGCGGAGATCTCGGCGTGATGGTTCACGACGGCGACTTGGACCGTCAAATTAAACTCTTTGTTCTGGAAGACTGGCCATTCCAGCGTGACAAAATCTTCCACTTCCTCTTCACACAGAAGGTCAGAGTCAATCAGTACACGCGCGACGCCTTCGATCGCTTCGTACATCGCGGGGATGAGTGGCGTTAGCGAGGGGCGCTTTGGCTTGTTGGTCGCTTCAACTGACGGCTGCATGTGGTCCTCGTAGAATGAGCGCGCAATATGATCGAGCATTTGCTGGTCCGCGTAAGATCGGCACGCGACGAGCGCTTTGAGTTGCGTTTCAATTATAGGCAGCCAGTCGATCAGCATCGTCTTCACCCGTGCAGTGTTGTCGCGACAAACCCGGGCCTATGAACTTGCGGAACGTCGCCACCGTCTTTCATGGCGAACAACTCCGCGAGCGTAGATTGCTTCGTGTTGGAGTTCGGATACAACAGCGCTTGCGATCGGGCGTCGTGCTCGTCAAGCCATTTGTAAGCTTCATCGCGTCCGAATTTTGAGAACTCGATTTGCGAGAAGCAACGACCAGGACGTGAGACTGCTTCGTGAAGTGCACCAACATCTTCGTTGGTTGTAATTAACACTAACACACGCAAGCCCTGTCCGAGCAAGCCCGATGTAAGATTGAGAAAGCGCGAAAGACGTCCGCCCGTTTGCAGACGCGCATCCTTCGCGAGCAGCTCGCCGGAATCCTCGAGCACGACCAGTCGATACCTCTTTTTTTGCTCACCGGTAGTTGGTCCACCATCATCACCGAGAATCACGCGCAGCAAATAATCGCCGTGGTCGAAGAAGTTGTCAGCGTCGATCACAATATGCAGACGACACCACGGGCCCCACACGTCGCCGAGCGCACGCAGCGCGTATGTTTTGCCAGTGCCCGGCTCGCCACGCCACAGCATCAACTTGCCGCTGTCTTCGGTTGGCCTCATTCCGTGCAACCTCACCAGTTGATCACGCGTGGCCGCCGGATAGTTGGCCGCGATTTGTTCCCACGTCGGCACTTGCAGTTGTCGATCGAGAGTGCGTACACCGTGCTCTGTGTAGTGCCAGTAAGTGACGTCGAGCAATCCCGATTTCCGCTCTGACCATGGCAACGCCTTTCGAAAGACGTCCAAAACATCAGTTGCGCTTTGCATACTCGAGTTGTAGACGGTGCACGTAAATTCACGATTTTCTCGGATGAGTGAAACGATCGCGCGGCCCTGCTGAAGCACAAGCGAGTGCGAATCAGCGCGCGGGTAAAATTCTTCGCATAATAGCTTTGTGCCGTCGATCTTCAGCGCGGTTTGTATGGTTTCGTCGGACACCCACGCGTCACGGACCGAAGAGACGGCGCCGCGCTCGTGGGCTTCGTTCAGCGCGGTAAAAGTAACGCGATCGTGAATGTTCAGGTTGGCAACGGATCGAATGCTGGTCATTGGTGAATCGTTTCCTCCCTTGGTGGAATGAAGCCCCGATCGCGCTGCACGCTGCGCACGCGAGCGAGGCGTGACAAATTACGTTTGCGAGACACGGCCGTACCACGCATATCGAGATTACGTGACCATAGCTCGAACGTGTTCGCCAGTTCTTTGAGCTCAGTCTTACTCAAACGCTTAAGCAAGACGCGTGAGACGCGAGCGGGAATGATTCCCTCGCGCCGGTATAGTTCAACTGCTTCGTTTGTTTTCTTGGCTCTGCTGGCTCGCCTCAACGTCGTTTGCTCCGTGAAAGATTTTTAGTTGCTCGCCGACGCGTCGAATTAGTTTCTCTCCGCTGGGGCACAGGTTGAACGGTTGACTCGCGCACCGGAAACAAATCTCCAGGTGCAGAAGAAACAGGCGCGTCATCTGGTCCAGCATCGCGCTTGTTGCGTTTCGATCGCGCACCTGTCGTTTGCTCCTCGTCTTCGAACCAGTTCACGCCGATGAGCGCCGGATCCAGCCCGAAGCAATAACAATCGCCGTCCTGGCTCATGGTCCGTCCCTGAGTGCGAGGTACGCTTCAAGAACCGGCGGTAACGATTCTTTCCGCTCGTGCGGAACGAAATCAGGCACGATCGGATCGCGTGGTTCATCAAACCAAACTGACCACCAGCGACGGTGCGCCATTATCGGCCGTTGTTCTTTACTTGACCAGCCGACCTCTACTACACCTTCCGCAATACCACGATGTGGGAAGAGCGTTGGCATATGACCGTGTTCGCCCGCGTAAATCTGACATGGACCAACGTTCGTGTAACGCGGATGCATGGCGCCGCAAATTTGTGGTGGACCTTCTGTTTCGTTCATAATCAACTCAACGCGTCTTCAGTAACCGAGACGAAGGGTAAAATTGCTCCGGCGTTCGCGGGCTAATCGTCTAAACGTCTAAGAACGCGCCAACTGTGTTTGCACACAGAGGTTCGCTGCGTAGCGGCAGATGCTGACGACGCGCTTTTTTTAGCTCGCTCTTTCGGCATCACGAATTTTCTCTACCTCTTTGGTTAATTGTTGTAACTCTCTCCATTCTGCATCCGTAAATCGAACCGTTGCGCCGGGTGGCTGGCCGAACTCAATGAAGTCGATGCCTTCACAGTCCTGCACGTGCTCGATGTACTTCCGGAGTAAGTTGCGATAGTCGAGCATCAAGTCGGACATATCACTGCCACACATTTAGCTGCCTGAATCGATGTCGCAGTCGATACAAACCCGCAACCCGTATTTGTGATCGCAAAACGAAGTGACGGTGCCGCAGACGATACACGGCTGCAAATCGTTCGGGTGATAACTAAAACGTTCAACCATCACGCCAGTCTCAAAATCTGTGACGAGCTCGAGCAGTCCATCGTAATGTGGGTGATCGATCAAGATCGAGGAATGCTCTGAACCAATCATTGCGGTAACTTGGGTCGTGACTGTCGGCGCTGTCTCGATGCGCCGGCCGTACGGTCGCACCTTCAACGGACGCTCCTCGATCGCTGCCGTTGTTTGTATGCGGAGATCGTCCAGCTTGCCCCGCTCGGGCTTAGCTTTACGTCTCAACAGATGTTTGAGCAACGCATTGCCACTCACCGCGGGACCTCTACATCCAATTCGACGTGCTCGAGCTGGTCGCGACGAACGCCTGCAGCTCTTGAACGATGAAAAGTCACTCCGGTAACTGTAACCGCGTGATCGATTTCGAACTGCTGGATGACTCCCAAAATAAAAGTCTCCAGCACGCCGCGTTGTTGTTGAATTAAAGCGACAGCGCCGGCCGTCGTCGCTTCTTCGTCATCAACTATTTCCAGCTTCATTCGAGTCCCTCCGGATCTATCTTTTCGATCTGCTCTTTGATCGCCTGCATGATCGTGAGTCGGTCTTTTTGTTCCTGCCCTCGCTTGGCGTAACTCTTCTGCGTGTCGATGCGGCCTTGGATCACGTTCGCGGCTGCATTGCGCATCGCGAGAACCCTGTCAGAGCTGCCTTGTGACACTGTTGGTTGTGCGTCCATCGTTGTGAGCGCATACATATCGGCGAACTCAGTCAAAAGCACCGCCTCGATTAACGAGTGCGCGTTGAGGGTAGGCAACAGGTGACCCACACGATCCATTGTGCGTTCCACGCGTCGTGCGTAATCACGCTCCTGGACGCTTAGGACTGCCTTAATAAACTCGGCCATGAACCTGCCCGCTTCTGCCTGCGTGCAACCAGACGTCGGCAGCCATTCAGCAAAAGCAATTAAGTGGTACGACAGACTCTTCGAACCGTCGAGCGCGAATTGGTACGCGAACCCGTTTGCAAGACGGAAAGAGATGTCGGCGCGCGGTGCTGGCTTCGCGAGTTGAAACGTTGCTTGGCCGGAGAAGACGCTACCGGCTGGTCCACCCGGCACGACTGCCATGCTGACTCTGTCGGGATCTACTCTGCATCTTGCATCGTCATACATGGAACGATCCTTTCCATCGAAAAGCGTGGCTTCATCTTTCATTTGGCCCCACGCTTCAAACGTAAAGATTCCAGGCATCTCGCGCACTTCACCAGCCGGCGGTGGAATTAACTTCTCGCACTTGCCAAACACTTGTGCCTTCTCGCAGCCATCACGTCTCACAAGAGAGAACGCGGTGTCATAGATCGGCTGGTCTTTCACCTTCGAGAAATAGATGAAGTGTCCGAGGGCCCAACGCGTCGAGGGCACAATCTCACTGTAACCAGGTGCAATGCACCACTCACCGTTGACCTCGTACACTTCGAAATCGGAATCGCTGGGTTGCTCGTTGATACGACCGCGCCATTGATTCCGGAAGTTGCGACTTCTATACGCGATTGTGGCGCTGACCATGACTTCAGCCACACCATCGTCGTCGGGGCGCCACTCTTCCACGAGCTGCAAAGGTAACTTGGCCTGAATACGAAGAGACGACGCGGCCGAATCGAGCTCGATGATGTTATCTTCCTCGACAATCGGGAAGTCAGGTTTGGTGGCGTGAACGGCGTGAAAGTTCAGTAGGGTTTCAAGCGATTGAGCTGCCTCGACTTCAAAAAGCGCCGAACGCTCATGGACATAGCTGAACCAATCTCGGGCATTCAGTTCACTCAGCTCACGCAATGGTGCTTCAGCGTCCCAAAAACCGTTGAGCAGAGCAGATCGGCGAACAAGAGTTGGTTTGTATGGATCATCCGCTTGCGTCTCACCGGTGACAGGTTCAACGCGCACCGCTACAAAGATTTCCCCCTTCTCGGGTTCGACTTTCCAGTGAACGCACTCAACTACTTTCCAAGGTGTGCGCGTGCCGTCCGCATGGTGAAAGACTCGTAGATATCCAAGCTCTTTCCCGATGCCTCGCGATACATCGCCCAGATAAGGCATCGCAAGAGTGAAAGTTGCGGACTTTTGTTCATTGATGAGCCCAACCCATGAGTTACCGTCGGGCAATAGTCTCAGCGTGAGCGTTGCGGTCGCAAAGCCACCCTTATGATCTGTCGGACTCCAAGCCGCGTCCTCCGGCAGCGTCTTTTTAGCTTCATCCTGGAACCATTCTGATTTCATAACTACGATCCTCCCTTCACATGCCGCCATTGGCGATCGCTGAATTAAACTGCATCTGCGCAGAATGCAACGCGCGAACGGCTACCGTCTTGCCAGGTCCATCCGGAACGTGTTGCCAGATATTCTTTAGCAGTTGATCAAAGTTGAGATTGACGTGGTCCACCGCCACGCGCGCCGGTTCATCGAGTCCCAAATTCTTCGGCGCGAGAAAAGCGCGCGCGCCGTCGAGTGTTCGCAAATCAGGTTGTTGCACGATTGACCTCCCTTACCTGCATAACAAAAGTTTAAGAAGCATAAGAATCGCAACGACGAGTAGCGCAATCGGCACGACGAACCTTAAAAATAACCAATCAAACAATCGCACGCCGCAATTCTCCTTCGAGATTGACGTCACAACCGCATCGACGATCGTGACCGCCAAGTTTTTCAGCCAACCAGACGTCGAGCTTCCCGATCGACATCCAGACATTTCGTTCCTGCACCTGAAAATACCACGCGTGCAGTGCGGCGGCTTCAGCCCATGACCACACGACATGCGCGGATTTGTCTTGCGATCGCAGCCAAGCGAGTTCACGCACCTGATCCCACTCGGCCGAGGCGTCGTCGATCAGTTCGTTGTGCCGAACTTTGAGCTCGATGAAGAGACCGGAAAAGGTTTGTTTGTAATCTGCGCCCTCCCACGGCTCCCCCATTTCAACGTGCGTGACTTGCGCGTGGTTTGCGACGTCAAGAATGCCAGGCTTCACGCCTTCGGCCTTGCGTTTCGCTCCCGCCGGCGAATAGGTAACACGTCCACGAGTTGTGTCACGCGTTACTGTCTCCGAGATCAATTCATTCGCCGGATGATAGGAGCGCGCAAACTCAGGGACGTGTTTGGACCACAAGCCCAACCACCGAAACAACGTTTGCTGGTGTGTCGATTCATCAGTCTTCTGTTTCAGCGTTAAGGCTCGCAGTGACGTCGAGAGAGTGCGCGCTCTCGTTTGTCGACCGCCTACAGTCGGGAACAGACTCCCGACTAAATCCAAGTTCTTCGCCATGATAGTGCCAAGGCCGGACCGTTGCAGGGCAAAACAAACGCGCGGCGTGTGAAAGAGTTACGTGCGGAGGTGATTGCAGCCGCCCGCGGCATGAATCAACCGCGAACGCCACTCAGTATACACGCTGCGAAACTGTTCCGGATCATCTCCGGGGAACAACGGCGGCGCACTTAGCGCTATCTGCTGGAGCTGCTCGGGCGGTGATGGGCAGGCAAAACAAACCCCTTCGACCTCGATACACATTTTAGGAAACCGACATCGTTTTCGCGGTGTGTCTGCCACAAGGTTCTCAAGACGCCAGGCCTGCGGCTGGCTGTGCTTTTCGGCCCGCTCCATCAATACTCCCAGGAGGATCAACGCCAAAGTCTTTGGCGCTATAAACGCGTTCGGCGCGAATCTGCGCTTCGAAGCAAGGTAAGTTTTTGATGAACAAACCAACGAGAAACGGATCGTAGTGGGAGCCCGAGCCATCGAGCACGAGGTCGATCGCCGCCTGGCGGGTCATGCCTTTTCGATACGGTCGATCTTCACGTACCGCGTCGAAGCAATCGACGATCGAAAGCACGCGCGCGGTTAGTGGAATTGCAGCGCCGCTCAGCCCGTCCGGATAACCAGCTCCGTCCCAACGTTCGTGATGGTGACGCACGCACGAAACGATCGGAAACTCAAAATCGATGTGTTCCAGGATCTGAGCGCCGACGATGGGGTGCAACTTCATCCGATCGAATTCATCGGCAGTTAACTTGCCGGCTTTGCCGAGAATATTATCCGGCACGCCGATCTTCCCAACGTCGTGCAGCAACGCGCCTTCTTCAAGCGCGCGTATCTCGAGCTCGCTGCAACCTGCCAGTCGACCAAGGCCCATCGCGTAGATCTGGACGCGCCGAACGTGGTCAAAAGTCAGTCTGTCCTTTGCGTTGATCGCAGTGGCGAGAGCTTCAATCGTACGTCTCTGCATCTGCGAAGACATTGTCCTTACAACGCTCGGTACCCACCGATGCATACGCAGCAGCAGATAACCAATCAAAATTGTGATGAAAATACGCCAGAAAAATGCTACATCAAGGGCCAAACCGGGAAAGATAAAGGCATCCATACACGAAGTTCCTCAGAAAGCAGGGGGGGCCGAAACGCAGGGTTGTTGGTTGACTCTGATGCAGGGAGATGCGGCTTTAGTTTCACGTGAAACATGATCCACCGCGCTGCCTCGCAAAGATGCGACAACACACCGCTTTACGTCAATAGCAACGGATGAAGCAATGGTTTCACGCGCCGTGAAACACGACGAGGGACGCCCTCCCAAGCGTCCCTCGCTCGCTCCCGCCGGGAGCGAATCGGTCTCAAGCTGAGCCCAGGTGCTGACCTCCTCCGCTTGAGCACTTGCCTTTAAGTGCCGCGGATTCTCGCACACGCGCAAATCTTGTAAACTGGTTTTTGAGCGTTCGTTGCGTGGCATCGGTTAGCTGGGAGTGCGTGGGCGCACAGGCCTCGCCTGATAAGCACGTGGATCGGCCTCGAGGTTTGCCGTTCAGAGCGGCGCCGGAAGCGAGCCATGAAAAATCTCTCTTTCCGCTCATCGAGTAAGGCGGACGGCGAACGCTCCCCGTTCGTAGCTTATTAAACGACAACACGCACACGACCTCGCAATGCAAACTTGAGAGCAAACCGAGCGACGTAGCGCCGGGTCAACCTCAGACGTGCTCCGCACGCGGAGATACCCTCCCTGCACGATAGCTATCCTTAACAGCACCTAGAAGCGTTTGCGATTGGTTATGCGCTGGCGTTGTCGGAGACGAGTTTCTGTGAAATCGGAAGATTGACTGCTGTCATCTGTGAGAATAGCGTCTGTTTGCGCAACATTAGACGCTGCTCGCGTTTGGTCCGTGCCTGCATCGTTCTCTCCATGATGTAACCGCACTCAACGCAACTGAGCGAAATGCCGGACATTTCAGCGCCCCATTCTACTTCCAACACTGTGCCTCTGAGTTCGAGCCGACATAGTTCGCAGAGCGTCACGACGCGAATCGCTTTCAGCGGACCGCGCGGTTTCCAGTGATAACGATTTACCTCGATACGTGGCATTCCTTCACTGCACCCAGCAATTGCATCACATGATTGAGCGATACCTGCGAGAACTCCACCGTGACCGCAGTCTCTTCCGGTTCGTCTGTCTGTGCGAGGACCTCGTGAACGCGCACGCTGATCACGCGGTCGCCCACGCGGAACACCTGCAATTCATCGCACCCATTGATTGAGTCGAACCGGCTGAGCAGCTCCACGAGCGGACGCGAATCGTCTGCACCATTGTTTTTCTGAGTTTGAGTTGCCATTTGTATTCAGGAACCTCCAGAACTTAAAAACACGAACGGGAGGCGATTCGGCGCGCCTCCCGTTTTCCGTGCATTGAGGGAAAGAAATCTCATTTCGCGAAGAACACGACCGTGTCGTCTCGCTTTTCCATCTTGACCGCGCCCACGCTGGCGGCGATCTTCGCGAGACGCAGTTCGTATTTGGCATCGAGCGCGGTGGCGCGCAGAGGTTTCGCTGACGTGTGTTTGTTAATCTTCGCGACTAATTCCTGCGTCGATTCACGCGCCATTACTCTCTCTTTCCACGTAGCGCCATCTTTCGAGGCGCGTGCCGCGCGAGCCTTTGTGCCTTTGGCGGTGGACGGTTTTGATTGTGGGACCTTCGCCTCCGGAACGCGCACGGCGAAGATCGGCGGATCGAATTTTGTGCTGCCGATCGCGTAGACGGATTTCACTACCGCGCCTTCAGGAACGCTGGTGGGTCGCTCTGCGTAGTAGGTCTTTCCGTGCATCGTAGGGTTATCGAGGTTGTTTATTCTCTGTCCAAAGGTGATGCCGAGCTTTTTGGCTTTCGCGGCGTTGTCATTGCCAGTCGCTTTGCTTTTTTTGGTCGTCTTTTTAGCCATCGTTTTGTTCTCCGTCGATAATTGGAATTTGTTAAAGCAGGCATACTATTGCACCGCGCAACGGAAAAGCCAACTCCTTTTTTAGCATTTTCTGCCACGCGGTTTAACTGTCTTTTGCTGAGTGACGCGCGATTGCGCGTGCTCTGCGTTCCTCCGCGTTTTGGTCGCAGTCCGCGTAAATCCATGCCCGGATCGATCTGGTGCGTTCCTACGTCTATTCCTAATCGCCGCGCGTGTGTTTCAAGACGTGCGACGACCTCACGCAGCTCGACATCTGAGAATTTCCGATGACCGCGCCACCTCAGTTCCAGTTGGTGGTAAGCAAAGTCGCCCCACTTCGTTTTGAACCATTCACGATAGGGCTTTTTGTTGTACGTGTGGCGCTCATTACAGGGCCAGCATTGGCGGTAACAATTGCCGCCACGCTGCACGTCCCATCGTGTTGAATGGTTCGTTCGACCGAATAGGTGTCCACACGTTGGTTGCGCGACTGAGCCACACGTCACGCACGCGTGGTCCAGTACGATGACGATCGTGGACGTCAACTCATCCGCTCGAATCACAAGCAGATCGCGTTCCGTTCGACGTGCTTGGTGTCTCATCTAAGTGCCGACTTTTACTCTCGGTACACGGTGGCCAGCGTCAACGTAACGGTGAATGAGCGTGGAGTGCGTTGAGTGCGTTGAGTCAGGTAAGTGGTCCGAAACCTCCTTTAGTGCCTTGACATCCGTGCGCGATGCCGGGTGACAGATTGCACTCTGACCACAATTGCATGACCCACACTTGTTGGGTTCGTGAGTATTATGGTTACAGTCTGGACAGCGTTTCATTTGTCGTTTGCTCCTTTCTAACATAATGAATTGTGCCGTGAATCATTACGCTGGTTCTACCTCATCAGGCTCGGTGTTGCCGTCGTGAACGTACAGCGTTTGAGCAAGTTGCCGACCGATGCGAGCAACGCAAATGCGGGCTGTTACTGGCGCGCACCAACCGCGCGGTGAGTAGTCAACGCATACATGCATTTCGTGTCCAGCTTTGCGTCCTCGCTTACTCATCAACTGCTGTGCGCCCTCCAGATCCTTGTAAGCGCCGACGCATTCACCTTTGCGGCTATACACTTGAAACACTACTCCCCGCGGAAAGTATTCGACCCGTCTCCTTCCGTCCGTGAACGGCTCTGGCGGCAACCAGACGTAGTAGCCGCAGATCCTCAGCCTCTTACAGTCCGGTCCACCTTTCTTAGCACAGCGTTTTCCACGCCGCTTGAAATCAGCGGCTTCTTGCGGCGTGAAACGGAACTCCGGAAGCATGTATGTCATTTTTTACCTCGGCTTCGTGATCAACGTCTTCACGCAGTCGCCCGTGTCGCCATCGTAAATGTAGAGCCATACCGTTTCACCATCTGCGAGAGCTGCTCGGGCCTCGTCGCCCTGCATCTCTGCGATAGCACTCACGAAGGACGGAATACTTGCGCCGTGCTCACTCAAGAGACGTCGAAGAGTACATTGGCGGAACCATAGCCCACCCGGTTGTTTGTTGGGCGCGATGCGCTCGAGGTGAATGCCCGCACCTGGAATTTTGTACTTCATCGCGGACCTCGTTTCGTCCACTGTTGCGGCGTCATGACTACGTTTCGGATCGGACACCAGACCGTGACGCAATTGACCTTGACTATCCGAGAATCATTGCGAGCCTGGGGAAGTTGTCTGCACCAGGGGCAAACATCATTCGATAAGTCGATCACGCGCAGCAGAATCTGGTCAGCCTCAAAGCGGTAGGTCGTCTCTACGTTCCCCTCGTGCTCGAATCGCACACACACATCGACGTCGTCCTTCACGTCGATGTAACGGATGGACCTGGTTTCGATGTCTCCGAAAATCACAGAGTCGTCTTGGACCAACTCTGCCGCAGTGATTTGTTCAAAAAACATGCGTTGGCTCATCGTTTGCTCCCTTTCCCTGTTGTCTTTCTTTTCCGATCAACGTTGATGCGGCGCTGCGCCTCAATAATTCCTTTACGCAACTCTTCGCTTAGTTGAATTGCATCATGCACAGGCAGATCGAAGAAAACGCTAACCACTTCATTCGTTAGTTGAATCTCGACCTCGCCGACCGCCTGCACGTTTGCATGTACCGACAGGTACAGCCTCTTGTGTTTTGTCTTTACTTCAATCACGCCGGCAACTCTCCTTTCATTTTTCCGGTGGTTAAAATCGTCAGCAGCCGCAGAGCTAGCATTCGTTCCTGCATCGTCTTGCCTTTGGTCGACGCCTGCATTGCCTGTTGTGTCAGCGTGGTGCGACGTTTGGGCCACAGATCAGGCCCGCGGTGCCCGAGCTGCCACAGATGCAGCCATGTCTGCCAGTACATGCCGTTCTCTTCGCGGTCCTGAACGATCGTGTGCATCACGAGACCTGAACGGCGGTTGGCTTCGCGCTCGCCCATGTGTTCATCGACGAAGGCGCAACCAAAAGGCGACACGGAATGAACCGCGCAGCGGCCGTCAACAAAGTGAATGCACGCTCCTGTTTCACTTGCGCGGGGAATGATCGTGGGGATTCTGAGTAGCCCTTCTTTGTTGGCGACGACCGCGCCGGGAGAAGCCGTCAAAAACTTCTCAGCGTAAGCGAGCCGATCGGTGTAGCCGGCTGCGAGGGGCATTTGAATGAGATCGAGCGGTGAAAGGTAACCCGGCATATACGAGCAAAACTTCGCGCAGTCGTGACACATGCACGTGGTCCGCTCAAACCCGTATTCGTTTCGTGGTCCGTTTGTTAGTGTCGTTGGCATCATTAGCCTCGCGTGTTGGGTGTGTTGAGACAGCATCGAGTCGTGCACCGCAGCGGGGGCAAGTCTTACGACCGCCCCGCAACGGCAACCACTCGCGACCATACGAGCATTGCACTTCGCGTTTGCCGCTCATGCACGCTTCGCCAGTGAGAACTTGCGGCGCCGTACGACGACTGCTTTGTCGAGCTCGCCTTTGATGCGTTCGAACTCTTTCAGCACGGCGGTGCGCGTATCCACGTTGTCACGCAAACGTTCGGCCGTGACGCCAGTCACTGCCTGGCGCGCGCGTTTCGCGAGTCGATTCAGCTCTTCGACGTTCGTGATATTGCGTGCTTCGAACGACGCCAGGAATTCATTGATGCGCTGGACCATCGAATCACGGAACACGTTTGGTTTGCCCTCTTCGTCAGTGCCAAGACGGCTAACAGCGTGCGCGATGATCTCCTGATATCCGACGGCGAGTGCTCGCGGAATATCCGCGGCCGCGTCCTGCCACTGGGCTTCGACTTTGCGTTGCTGCCGCTCCCAGATTTCACGATTCACCTTTTCGAGCTGCGTTGGCAGACTGAGCGACGGTCGCCAGTTCGCGTCGACTACAAAAGCCTTACGTAGTTCCTTCGGCGTGGGATAATCACGCTGGTCGAAGTGCTCGGCGAGACGTCTGCGCGCTTCTGACACCAGCTCGTCATAGCGCTCGATCAATCCATCGAGCAGCTCGTCTCGTTTCTCGATGAACGCGGCAACTTCGTCATCAACTTTGTCCACCAGGCCAAGAGGGATCACGTACATCCCGCCTCGCAGCATCCGCTCGGGCAACGGCACTTCCTGTAACCACAGCCAACGCGTTAGAGCGCCCTTTGACTTGCTCAACTCACAGAGCGCGTCCTTGTCGATCAGATCCTTCGAGACATGCACCATGCTTGGATCTACGCCCGCCTCGTCGGTGTCTCGGTCGCCGTTTTTGATTATGTCCTCACTGTTGATCTTCTTGCGGAATGAGGGTGCATGAACGCGCAGGTCCAGCACCACGCTGTTCTCAATCACTGCCTGAGTGTCGGCGTCCAGAATGCGCGGTTGAATGACACGCAGCTTGCTACGGCGCAACGCGTCGGGCGTGCCGCTCTTCTTTGTCTTTTTTAATGTCGATGCTTTCATGTCGTTTGCTCCTTTGTTTGTGGTCTAAGTTCACTCTAATGGCAGCGATTTAGATCGCGCGTCTTTCAGCACGATCGGAAACGCGGCGATTAAAGCGTCAGCTTGCTTTTTGTCGCGAAAGAAAAAGGCGCGGTTCCAGTTCGAGGATCCGAAATAAGGAACCCCGGACAGGTAACGGCCGTCTGCCAGTACGATGTGAGTCCGAGTGCCATCGCCCGGCTCTTTCGCCTCGTCGATCTTTGTGAGCATGTCTCGAACTCCGTCCTGTTCTCGAACCAAATCGGGCAGTTGAGATTGCTTTGCTTGCTTCATGTAGTTCCCCCGCTTTCAATGAGTGTGTTTGTGGCCCTCTTCGGCCTCGTGGAAATGATGGTGATGGGCGTGCCCGATTTTCTGTTCGCGCACTTCGCCGCCGGCCAGGCGCGCGATGTTCTCAAGGAACTGATCCGCCGCCTGGTGCGCTGGTCCAGCCATGTCGCCAGTCTCAGTTTTGATTGTGCCGTCGTCGAGAATTGTGATTCTCATCTCTCCTTTACCCAACATGGCGTTAAAACCTCCTCTTTGCTGTCATTACGTTGGCGTCATTTGTAGCCGTGAGTTTCCAGCCGAAACGAGAAGCGGACTGCTTCACCACTTCGAATGAATAGGCCCGTTTGATTTCGTTGACGATAGAAGCGTCGCTCTCGCGCACGACCATCGTGCCATTCGTCAAATTGATCTCCGCGCGCCGGGAGTCTTTGCTGACGCTAATCACTCCATCTTTGGTTGCGTTGGCGCTGAAGCCTTCTTTGACCAACCCGCTTACCAGGATTTCCGCATTCTCGGCTTTAAACGCCACTGTCTGTTTTACGTCGACTGCTCTTTCGGTATAACAAGGCATCAATCGATCCTCCTTTTTTGCTAGTTGAGTTTTGCGTTACGCGGTCCACCGATCGAGAGACGTCGACCGCCCTTTTGTCCGTTGCTCTCGCTTTCATCGCCGGACGTTGTCTGGAACACCTTACCCGTTGCGGCATCGAGTAACTTGCCATGCGCTTCACGCCGTCGGCGTGCGATATCATCGGAAGCGGATTGCGCCACCGGAATGATGTATTGAGCAACCTGGTCCGGCGTTGTTCTGAGTTTCTTGGCGAGGTCCACGCACCGTTGAATTTCTGATCCGGTCCAGTCTTTGTCTGGTATCGTCGTCGCGTATTGTTCATCAAAGCCGTAAGCTTTCAGATACATGCGCCACGCCTCGCGACGCGCCTCCTTGTTCATCAGATCAAAGAAGAAAGTCGGCAACCCAAAGCGGCGTTTGAGTTCTGGCTTGATGGGAGAGAATTCGTTGCACGTGGCAATGAACAAGACTCGTTGACCGCCCACCGCCTGAACGACCTTGAAAGCTTCGCGCGTGTAACGACCTGATTCGCCCACCAACTTGTCCTGCATTTCGCCCATGTCGAAATAGATGGTCGGACAGCCAGCCTCGTTACCGATGGTTTTGGCCAGCAGTGTTTTCCCGGTACCCGGATGCCCGTAAAGAATCGATCCGGTCCAATTGTTATCCTGCATTTGCGTAAGAATCACCCCGAGCTGATCGTTCGCTGTTCCGGACGTATCACCGAGGCCTCCGACAATGCCGGTCTTATCGAGCTCGTCAATGAATACAACCAACGCCGGCGGCTCATCACCAGCGATGTACGCACGAAAGAAATCTACAGCGCCGTCGATCCCGCGCGTATCCTTAAAGGTCTGTCCTTCACGCCAAACAGTCAGACCGCGGTTCTGCTCGATCATCTGACGCTTGCGCTCCCAAAGAGCCTTCATGTTTATAAACGCGCGGTCCTGCTCATCGAGCTCGAGCGCCATCGATATCACTTGTTCAGCGGAGAACGCGGCGAGACCTCGCAACGCGTCAACGATTTTTGGCGTACAGGTGAGATTCGCGGCGACCGCATCATCGGAAGAAACGAGCGTGTCGGTCACGATGCCCTCTAACTGCGCGTCATCTGGTCTCGGCTCTTGAAGCAAGAAAACATCGTTCGCTACTTCCGGCGGCAGGGTAATACTGGAGCCCAGCAGCACCAGCGTGCGACCGTCCTGTTTGAACTGATCGCGCAGGTTTGCTATCGCCTGCACAAATCCGTTTGGTCCTTCCGTGTTGCCGGTCCAGTAACGAGGCGCGTTGTGAATGAACAAGATGCTGGTTTCTGGTAACTGCGGCGCCAGCATGAGAGACTCAACCGGATTCCCGGTAACCGATTTGATGTCCGCTTTCAGCTCGGCGCTTAGCTGGAGCAACACTTTCTCTCCCACTGCATTCACGCTCTGCCAGCCGTTACATACATCCCAGGCAATCATCGGAGCCGCGTCGCCCGTTTGAACATCATCGACAGGCACGCTCTTGATCGTAGTAATCGTCGCCCACGGATCCGGCGTCTCAATTCCCACAAGTGGCGTCGACGTTTGTCGCGCTATCGCGAATTGTTCAAGCATTTTCGTCATCATTTAAGTTTTCTCCTTTTGGTTTGGATTTGTTGGAAATCAGGCTCGACATTGAAGTTCGGCTTTGTGCGCTTCGTCACGCGGCTCGACGTGATACGACCCGCATGGTTCGCACCACGGCATATCGCGCGGACCGTAAGCTCTCGCGGCGGCGCGCTCGTCGATCAATTTCACCATCCGATCATCCGTCAGCTTCGTCATTTGCGCGTCGAAGAGCTGAGCCACGAGATCGTGATCGTCAAGGTGCCCGATCAGTTCGACGCGCATGTCGTTGCTCGGATAGTAGACGTCTCGGCCCCAGAGATTGCCACTGGCGGCAATCAGCAAGTCAAAATCGCCAACGTAAAAAATCCTGGTGGCTTTCAACAGCAGCCGGTAATCGCGCTCGTGTGTGGTCCGGAACAGCGAGCCGACCGGAATACTTTTAAAAGTCGGACGTGGCAACGCGAGCATTGGTCTGTCACGATTTGCGTCGTTTTTCATTCTTCTCCCTTCGTTTTTGTGCTAAGGCCCTAAATTCATGCGCAGCGTTTCGCGCAATTTCCGAGGCCGGCAAGTTGAGTCCGAGTCGCCGCGCTTCGACCATCGCGCATTGAATGAAGATTGAGAGCGTCACGCCGCCCGTATGGTCGACGAGATGCCAACGGCCGCTGGCGGGAAAACGCCGCGGCTTCTTCAGCCCGGCGAGCTCGCGCTCAGCGATCGCTCTCTCTGCTTCCCAACGTGTGGAAAAGGTATCAGGGAACGCTTTCACAGCGTCGAACGTTTTGGCCATGTCGTTTGCTCCGCATCCTCTTTTCTCTTACCGCGTTGCTTTCGCCGCAGTCGCGAACGTTCGCTCGACGCTTGAATAGATCGAGACTCCCAGGCGCTGCATGGTCCAGACAACCAGCACCAGCACCAGCACCACGGATACGATATAAGTCAACAAGTCTTTCACTGCTCTATCTCCTTTTCATCGTCTTGCTTTGGGGCGCGTGTTACGAGGTATTGCTCTACGTCTGCTCGCGTGTATCCACCGCGCTTGTCGAAGGTCGCGACCACGGCGAGCTCGCCTTCACCGTCAACCACTTGCCAGCCGTTTTCTGTTTCAGTGATTTTACTCATGTTCTTTTGGACCTCCCTTCTGGCGACGACGGTGATTTAAGCCGATATCAAGACGAGGATGCCCGTAGTATGTGAGCGACGGGAACATTCTGTAGATGTCAACGGGCGGCTCATAGTCGTCGAGCGATTCGTCGTCGTCTGCGTCTGGAACTTCCGGCAAGCCGGTTAGTTGTTTCTCAGTTACTGTCTTTGTCATTTGTCGTTTGCTCCTTGATACAGATTGAAGAGACGCGCGTGTTCAGACGTTCGATTTCGATAGCGGATGATCGGGCGGTTGGCCGTGCGTGGCGATTGCGGCGGTTTGTTGCGGGAAATAGGTGAAGAGGATCGGACATCTTTTGACGTTTCGCGTCTGCGTTTCGTCGTTTTTTGGACGCGTAAATCATTGCACGACGCAACGACTTGTGTCAACTAATACAATTGCACCACGCGATTCTTCCTTATTTCCTCGCAAAAGACGCAGAAACGACGCGAGATCCTCGTGGGTCGCGCGTCGTTCCGGTGTCAGAGAATTAGGGTTTTAGATTAGACGGACAATGTCTCTTGTGCCGGGTCATTCCAGCGCTCTAAAACCAGACCGAGGTAGTGCTCGTTGCAGTCGAGTTGCTCGACCCCTCCGGTCGTAACCATTGTGCCCGCCGGATTCGTCTCTGCCACCTCAAAGCGGCCGGCGTTGAACGATTTGACGATGTAGTTCTTATCGCCGTCTGTGATCCGAATCGGATTGTCTTTCAGACGCTTGTTAAGCGTGGTTTCCAGCGTCTGCGCGATTTGTTGTTGATTTGGGCCAGCACTTGTGGCCGCTGCTGATTGCGTCATAGACGTTTCGCACTCCTTCTAAATCGAAAGGGTTATAAGGGAACCGCGGGTTGGGACCACGATTCTGTTGAACGTTGCGCGGCGAAGGATAGCACGGCGCGGCCGACTTTACGATGAGGAAGTTTCGCTGCCGTTGAAAGCGAGTACAGAGTCGAAGGCGAGAATCATTTCGGCTTCTGATCCGGATTGAAGTGTGCGCCACAGTTCAGGGAGATCTCCCGAGTCGGTCACTACCAGGTCCGCATCGGTTTTATTGTCATGGTAGAAAACTGCCAGCGTGCGGCCGTCTGCGAGACGCCGGCGAGTCACTACGAGATCAGGGTCAGGACCACACTGAAACATTTAACGCACTCCAGCAGCTCGTTTTGCAGCGCCGCCATAGCGCAGCCGTCTGGGAATTTTGACGCCGAGCTCGTCAACGATCTGGACCAATGCACGGCGCATCATTAGCGGGTGCTTAATGTTGCTGCCCTTTTGTTCCATGCGCCACACACTCGAAGGATCCAACCCTAACGCGTTGGCGAGCCGAGTGCGCCCTTGAACAGCGCGGCCAGGTCCTCGGCGAGTGGTCTCACTGTCGGCGTTATCCGGAAAGATGAGCTCGCGGAATTCGGCCAGCTCCTCCGGCGTGACTGGCGCCATTAGCAAAAGGTTCGTGCTCAAAACGGGATCTCCTTTTCTTCCTTCACAAATTGTCCGGCGCGGACTTTGATTTGAACGAAACGACGATTGCCGAGCTCCGGGAAGAGATGCCGATCGGCGGGCGTAATCAGTAAGTGCAGACCGTGATCGCCTTCGTCGGGAACGATGTTGTCCTGGACTGCCTGTTGCCACAGGTAAGGAATGTAAATGCTTTGACCGTACCATTCGCTCTCGAGCGTGATACGTCCATCCTCATCCGGGAAATACTTATCATCCCACTCAGACCTCAACATTGCTGTCTACCTTACCAGATTCGTCAATGGGCTGTATCGCCAACACGTAAGGGCAATCGCCCGAATGCTGGTCCAGCTTGTAATTGCCCGGAGACGGCTGTGGGCCGCCGCAATTACAGTTGGCAGCCCACAGGTCGGTAGTTGCTCTTATCGCTGACGTGTCGATCATTTCCTTAATCGTTTGGCCTTCTTCGAAGCGGCCTTAGAGACGCCACGCACCGCGCGTTTAGCTGGCTTCTTGCTCTTGGTCGCCTTCTTAACTGGCAGCGTTGGCTTTGCTTCGTCGATGTAAATTGACGGCACCGCCGGACGCTTACCTTCTCGCACCTGTTCGAGATACGTTTGATGGATCGCCCGAGCCTTGCGCGCGCAGAGCTCGACGCGTGTTTCCGCGTCACGCAGCAGATAATCAATTCTCAACTCTTTGCTGATCGAAACGAATTCCGATTGATCCACGGTGCGAGCCATGTACTCATTCCAACCAACCGGCACGAGTGTCAGCAACATGAGCAGTTGAGCCACCTCGTCGTCTCGCATCTTCCCGATCATCTTCAGAGCCTCGGACGTGTCGCGTTGGTAGCCAGTGAAGCTGTCGGGCAGTTCCTTGTCGTCACCGCGTCCTAACACTTCGTTGACGATCGACACGAGCTTTGTTGGCGTCCGGCCGAGCAGCTCAACTGCCACGGCGTTAAGCCAACGACGGTTCAAAGGCCATTTCACTTTCGCCAAAGCTTCTTTGAGAATTCGCTGGCGCGTTGTCTCTGCGACTCTGAGGTTGAAAAGCTCCTGTCGTCGTTCACGAAACTCTGCGGTGCTTTTGTTTTTCTTTGAGGGCGAGCTCGACGATGACGAAACAGAAACGGCGCCCATGTGGTCTTTGCACTTCTTCGACGCACAAACCATGATTGAGCGGCCAAACTTCTCGCCGTCTGTCGCGATCGCGGTCTTCGCGTGTTCGCATTTATGCTTACCCTCGACGATACGATAATCGCCGGTTGTCAGCGTTCCCGGAGGATGTTCTTTGGGGTCGCTTAGGTATTGGAGCGTCGACACGAACAGGACCTCGCTGCCCGTTTTTGTTCGCGCCTCGTCTGCCTGGCGCGTAATGTATTGTCGCTGCTTCTGCATGAAGCCAACGCGATTCGTGCAAAGGTTCTCGTCTTTCACGTCCGGAAACAGGGATGGAGTTGTGCCGGTGCGATATTGGCACGTCATGCACGCGCCTAAACCCAGCGTCTCGTCTTTCAGATCCCACGGCACTTTACTGAGGTCCATGACACTGAATCGATCGATCCATTCCTCGAGCTGACGCACGGAGCGCGGTCTGGTTTTATCGGGCTTGCTGCCCTCGGGCGTCCATCTCGACTCAAAACAGCCCTTGTTCAACGCTTCCAATTGCGTTTCAGGTCCAATGCGCGCGATAGCCAGCGCGTGCCCTAATGTTATGTCGCCGGCGAGAAAAGCTTCTTTGACCGGGTTGACTAAGTTGTTCAGAGACATACACCGCGTTACATAGTCGTGACTCTTGCCCACCCGCCGCGCGATTTCTGCGTCGGATAAGCGCGGATCAACCTGGACCATGCGGCCGTAATAGTCACCCTCGTCGATCGGGTGAAGATTCTCGCGTTGCACGTTCTCGGTTATTTGCGCCAGGCTCGCTTCGACGTCATCCAGCTTCTTGATCATCGCCGGAATTTCTTTGCGACCAGCTTCCTGCGACGCGAGCCAACGTCGTTCACCGAAGACGAGCTCATACATGCCTTTGTACTTGGCTTCGTTCTCGATCGGGCGCACCAGGATCGGTTCGAGTACTCCGCGTTCTCTTACGCTCGCAACCAGTCCATCGAGTGGCCCACGATTCTTTTTGGAGCGCGCCTGTCGAAAGCGCGCGGGGATGATCGATTTTACGGGCAGTTGGACTATGTCCGTGTTACCCGACACTACGGGCTTTACCGTTGCCATGATTTGTCGTTTGCTCCTTTTTGATTTTGATTAAGACACTCACCGCGTACTGATCGCGTTTCGTCTCTATGCGGCCGTCACGGTCGATTTCGACGTCGATGAAGGCGTACTTCTTTTGCGCGTCGACCGCGACGACTTTGCCTCGGTAATTGCAGTAACGGACTTGGACGTCGTCGCCGGCTTTGATTTCGTCGTCTTCGTTCTGGTCCGTTCCTTCGTAGGGTTTGCGGGCTTCTCCGGAGTCGGCAGACGCTTCGCAAAACCTTCTTCTTTCGCGACCTGGTGAAACACGCTTTGAATTGCGTCTGATACTGATTGCCCGTTGGCGACCAGACTACAAAGTTTGGCGCGCAATCGTGAACGTTTTGCGGCCGCGCTGTGATGCTGTTCAGCCCACGAACCTTTCGGGATAGCGGCTTTATCACTCTCTTTGGCGCGTTCTTCGAGCCAGTGTGCATGACTCGAGTAAGCGTCGGCTGCCGCCAGGCCTTTGTATTGAGGCAGATTCGGAACCGATTTCAGAAACACAAAAACATCGTCGAGCGTGTTCTTTGATTCTTCGTCTGTACCGTTTTTCTGATTTTTGGTTGTCATTGTCGTCGTTTGCTCCTTCTAGCTTTTTGCCGGATGGTCCTATCCGGATTTTTTGGTTGCTTGTTTCAGCATCTCCCGGACCTCGTCTGCCGAAGCCCGATCTGATTCTGCGGGCGCCTTTAATTCTTGGCGTTGTTGGAAACGCGCTTGTTCAGAGCGCATCTTGGCGGCAAAGTACTCACGAATGTCTTCGTCCCAATCTCCGTTTTTGGATTTGAAGATCCACCCCTTGCCGAGTTTGGGAGTTTGAGCACTTGCGTATTCAACTCTTTGCTCCCTGGAAAACTCGGAGAGACACACACGCTCTGTTGTTTGTATGTGTGTGTGTGTGTTTTTAAAACTAATATTAGGACTCGCGCTTCCGGAGTTAAATTTCTTAACTGCGGCATGGTTTAAATTTTTTACTTCGAGTGCAGTTAAATTCTTTGACTCCGAATCGTGCAGGTCCTGAACGTTGAGCGGCAATGCGCGCTGTTTTTCGGGCTCTGTTTTGGAGGGAAGGACTCTGAGGTTCTGAGTCTTCAGTAAGCGGTAGCGGTAGGCCTCACGTGACGCGCCGCGGCGTCTCCCGATACACCCGCGACCCACCAAATTATCGAGCGCGGTTATCACTGTCGGACGCGTCATGCCGGTCAGTTCCATCCACTCCTCGATTTTCAATTGGACTTCTTCACGCTGCCAGCCAGCGGTTTGATCAATCAGTGCAACTACGCATTTGGTTTCGGCTCCACCTAGGACGGGAAGCCAAGTACGGGCAAAGACATCGGGCATCTTTGAAAACCCGTTGTCTCTCATGCACGACACCTCGAAGGAGATGATCGGGGAAACTTAGTGGTCGCTGTCGTTTGCTCCGTCCGGATTGTCATGCGGCCTTTGGTTCCTCTCGCAAATCTCTAAGAGCTAGAACTTGCGAACGAAGAACCATTGGAGGGCCACCGCCAACGCGGTAAAAGTCAAGCCGTTTCCGGCGAATAAGCTGAGAAACTGCCGAACGCGTGGTCTTACGTAGCCGCGCAGCTTCCGCCTGTGTGATCAAGTCGTTGATGTTGATTTCGCGAATCCCGCTAGTCGATTTACTATCGGATTCGCGTTTACCTTTTTTCATCGGAAAATCACGTCTCCTAAAGATTTTCGTTGCGCGAAGCAACGATGCAATGTCAGAATGCATTGCGGATATTAACATGATTAAGATTTCCCGTTTCGGAAAAACAAACGCTGGAGAGAGAAGTCATGTACAAACTGGATGCCAATGAATTGATCCGCGCGCGCGCGCGATCTGATCAATTACTGCAAAGAAGTGGACGCGGGCCGATTACGGTTCCGTTGGGACGCGATTCGGATGACCTGTTCAATTACCTCGTGGTGACGGTCAAACCGAATCAAACTCATTCGGAACACGTGGCCAAGTTTGGCGTTGCGGGCGGTGATGAAAAATATGAAATCGCTGGTTGCACCTGCAATGCCGGCGAACACGATAATCACTGCCGACACGTCGCAGACGCCTACCCGGTCCACCGTACCTTTATCCTCATTGAGAACATCGATGACGTGTACCGAATGGTTCTCGGTGAAAGGAGCAAACGTTGACTACACCAAACCAACAATCGCAAGAAGGTCTGGAAGTTATATTTGCACGCGCATTCGCTGAACAGGCCGCCATTCCGCTACTACGGGCAGTGACGCAATTCATTGCCAACAGTCCCGTGAGTTTCGAGGGCGAAGGCCCTGATAACGATGTCCGTGAGAGATTTGTAGAAGGTCTCGGTCTGATTCAATCCGCAATCGAGAGCGCTCTTGGACAACCCCGACCGGAGGCTTCTCTTCGGTTTCTCTTGGCGGACGAAAACGACGAAAAGAACGTGATCGAACTGCGCGTTGCCGGTGAAAAGACCTGGCTGACGGAAGTGTTGCCGGCTTCGCTCATAATGTTGCGTCATGCCGCAAACATGGGCATCACCAACGCAAAATCAGCTTACGAAGAACTCATGGCCGCACAGGTCTCTGTGATTAAAGGTGAGTCGTACTTGGGAGAGACGGTGAGACTCCTTCGAAGGGAGCCCAGCGCATGACTCGCTTAAAGCTTACGGCAAGGGAACAACGCGTACTTGAATTCATCCGCGGCTACATTTCGTCGAACAACGAATCGCCAACCATCGCGGAGATCGGGCGCCACTTTCAGTTGAGATCGTCGGCGAGTGTTCACCAGATCATCATCGCGCTGGAGAAAAAGGGCGCGATCAACAAAAAGCCAAACGTGAGTCGGGGGATCACGATCGTCACAGATAGCGACGTGACGGAAGAGATAGTCAAAGTTGGACCGGAAACGGTTTCGCTTGATCATCTGACCCCGCGACAAAAGGAACAGGCCGCGCGAGCATTTGCACGTCTCGACAGACACAGGAACTCATCTATGTGATCGATCTTTAAACCTTGGAAGGAGCAAACGACGACAATGACAACAAGAGACTCAGCCTTGCCTTTGATGAACCACACTGACCTTTCTAACACAATTCACGACGTCATCACGCGCGGACCGTCACGCGTAATCGTGGACACAGATGCCGGTCGCGCCAGTCCCGCGCGAGCTCTTGGCATGGGCATTTTGTCGGACGTGATTTTTATACGTGACGACGGCTGGAGTCTTGGAGCTCCAACCGACCTGATCCAAGTTGCACATGACCTGTGGCCCGAACAGTGGGCCGCCGTCGTCAATGTGCAAACGAGGAACTGGCGCGTGTATGACCGAAACTGGCAAGAGGTAGTTGTTAATTGAGCAGCCACGACGACAACGCCCAATATGTTTGCACGACGCAGCCACTCTGTCTTTGCATTGGTGAGAGCACGGACGCTCTCGCTGAATACGAATGTAGCTGCACGGGCAACATGCCGGGTTGTTCGAGAAAACGCTGCGAGAACTGCGACGCTCAGCTCAGATTAACACGAGACGAGTAAGCCCTTTAAAAGAGGATGAGCGCGCCGTTCGACTTACGGCGCGCTCGGAGCAAACGACAGTTGACCACAACAAAAGGGAGGGCCAGCTTTAGGCGGGCACCGCTCTCAAAGCGGCTACTGTCATTCGTGCGAAGAATAGCACGGTTGCTCCGAGCGCGCATCGACAAAACAAACGCGACCGCGAGGAGCGAAACGAATGCCACGGAAAACACGGAACATGAAGCTCTGCCAGTATTGTCAGAAACGCCCACCTGTGCCGGGAATGAAAGGCTGTCCTGAATGCGCCAGAGGCAACAAACAGGCCATGCGCAAGAAGCGGCAGGCAATCCTCGACGGCGGGATGTGCCAGTATTGCAGTAAAGAACCGCACGCTTTTGAAAAGAAGGGCTGTGCCGGTTGTTTGCGAGTGGCTAAAGTCAAGAGTCAAGTTCAACGGGAGAAACGTCATGCAAGTACCAATAATCACGATGGACGCGGGGGAAGCGCAGCGGCAGGTCAATTTGTATCGAGAGTCGTTGAAGCAACGAACTGACACCGTCGATCGAATGCTCTTGCGCGGTTACAGGAAACTGGCCGCGGGGCAGCGGCTCGTTGATGTCATCGAGGTCTTTCGTTCGCTGGACCGGTCACAGTACGACGACCAATGCCGGCCGCGTCTTGCGTTTGCACGCGCGACCGCAACTTACTGTCAATTTCAAAGAATCTCCGGAAACGGTTCGGCGCGGTTTACGGATTTGCCGGGTAAACCAAGCAAACGAAAACGACACGAATTTCCGGGCGGTACTTTCCTTCACTGGGACGCAATTGGACACTCGCACATGCCGGTTAATTACTGGAGCCGACACGAGGCGCGCGTGCCTTTGATCCCAACCTGCCTGCGCCCGCGCAAGGCGATCGACAGCTACTTTATTTTGTTCGAAGCGGAATGGAAGCCGATCCCGCCGAAGGATCCACTTTTACTCAGACAACTGCACGAGGACATTTATGTGATCGTTGCAGAGTGGAACTTAACCGAATTAGAGCGCGCCGTGCTGCAGGGCATGATGCGCAAGGAGCAAACGACATGAGTGCTGAAGAATCGACAGCAACGCCAGTTCAAAACGTGAAACCTCCGGCTGATATGAAAGCACTCGATCAGCTTCGGTGGTATCTCGAGGACGAAAAGAGCGGGTATCGCAGACGTCTCGAAATGATGGTGGGCCAGCGGCTACCGCAATTCACCGCTTCTTTGCTGAGCCTGTCCAGTTCGTCTTCAAAGTTCAAGCAGGTCGAACCAACTTCGATCATAGCGTCTGCGGTGATTGCGGCATCGCTGGATCTTCCGATCAATCAAAACATGGGCTACGCGTGGATTATTCCCTACGGGAAGCTCGCTCAATTCCAGGTCGGGTACAAGGGCTGGATTCAGCTCGCGCAACGCACCGGAAAGTACGCCGGCATGAATGCGTCGATCGTTACGGCGGATATGTGGCAGGGCTGGGACCTCATTGGTGATCCAATGATTGACTGGTCCAAGTTCGACGCTTCCCAAGATGCGGTTGGTTACTGCTTTGCGTGGAAACTGATCACCGGCTTTACCAAGATTGTCTACTGGGACAGAGCCACCGTGCAGGCCCACGCGGAGCGTTATTCGAAAGCGTATCGCTACGGTCTGACGCACCCGACCGAACGTAACGCGAAAGACTCGCCCTGGTTCACGCATTTTGATCAGATGGGTCTAAAGACTGTCATCAGTAATTCTCTGCGTAAGTGGGGAATTATGAGCGTCGAGTATCAGCAGATGCAGGTCGCGTTTGAACGTGATCAATCAGCCGCGATCGACATCGATGCAGTGCCCATCTATCCCGATGCGGATGGCTTGAGCGTAGACGACGACAGCGATGACGCGGCTGAGGACACGATACGCAGACCCGAGCCGATACAAACGGCGGTGAAATCTTTGCCTGAACCGCAAGTTGCAGCAAGCTTCACCGTGCAGGATGTCAAAGCGGCTGGTCTGCCCACGCGCGAAGCCGAGCTGGTCGGCGGCGCTGAGCCCAAAGATCGAAGTGAAAGGATCATGGTGGGCGAGATTAAGGGGCGCACCAAAGCAGAAAAGAAATTGCGTGAAGACTTCCTCGATCGCCAGCAGCAGACAACGAAGAAGACTCTACCAGCCGCGACCAGCCAGGTAACGCTCAACCTAACGCCGCCGACAAATGGTAGCGACGACACGGCGGCCTCGCCGGGTGCAATCGCCACGATCAAAATAAAAATGCAGCGTGACATTGTATCGCTGAACGATCTGCAAAAAATCCCGGAGTTTAAGGATTTGGCGAGCATCGACGACCTGAAACAGAGACAGGTTAATACTGTTCTCAAGTGGCTGAGAGACCCGCGCCACTTCGAGGAGCATCCGGAGGAACTCTATGCCAACTGAGATTCTCCGCAACGATAAGCACGTGTATACCGTTGACGGTCAGATCGTCACCGGAGTCACTGACTGTCTGCACGATTTAAAGAACCTGGAACGCGTGCCGGATGAAAACTTAAAACGCGCTCGCGAGCGAGGACTATACGCCGACGAAGCGATCATGCTTTACGTCGACGACAACTTGAAAGAAGACACCCTCGATCCGGTGCTGGTGCCCTTTCTGGTGGGCTGGAAAAAGGCGGTGGCTCATTACGGCATCAAGGTCATCGCTTATCAACTTCGTGTGTTTCACCGCACGTACCGATACGCCGGGACGCTGGACATTCTGGCGGACATGACGAAAAGACCCTCGCACATTCGCGGCAATGGTCTGATTGTTATCGATCTGAAATGCACCTATCAGATCGGCGACGAAGTGGCCTTGCAGTTGTCGGCATACGAGAACGCCTACAACGACGAGCTCGCCGCCGGGCGTGCAGCGACAATGCTCGAGCCGCGCGCTCAGCATCGTCTCGCCTTACAACTTATCGACGATAACGGCGGCGACTTCGTGCCGCATTGGTTCAACGAGCCAACCGACTTTATGGTTTTTGTTGGTTGCCTCTATCGACATAACTGGAGGATTAAGCATGGGCACACAATTGAACACCGCTGACAACAACAGAAGCGCGACGCCGACGCCGATCGACGTCGTACAACGCAGTATTTTTCAAATCGTAATTTACGATCGCGATTTTCCGCCGACGATCGTTCTGGACGTCTCACTCCTGCCGGCTGACATCCAGGCGTTGCTCAAACAGGCAAAAGAAACGTTGCAGGACGCGGAGGATGTCATCGTTGACTCTGAGCCGATGTACGAATACGCCGCGCGTTTAAGACGACAAGCTCGCGACGACTTCCGTGCTCTTGACGAGTTCCGCAAGTCGATCATTACGCGCATCGATGCGATCTGGGAGTCGGTTATGGTGGTCTTTCGTGGAGAGAAGTCGTCTCAGAACGGACCGTTGCCGTGGCTGGACCAAGGCCGTCTGCTGCTCGACGAGAAGATCATCACCTGGCAGGACGCTGAAACAAGACGACGCGATCTCCTTCAGAAGCAAGTCAACGACGAGATCGCGCAAAAACGCCAGGAGAAGTTAGAAGAGGCTGACGAGGTGCAGTTAGAAGCGCAGGCCGTGTTAGTTGGATTGTCGGAGACAGCTCGCCAGGCGGAACAACATCACGACGACGAAACTTTGTCGAACGTGTTACACGAAGCGCGTGAAGTTTCGGACAACGCCCAACGGCGAACAACTGCGCTCGTCAATGAGGCCGCGCTGTTGTTTCCGTCGCCGATCGCGTTGGCCCCTATCAGAAAAGCGGCGGGCTTCACGCGCACAGAAAAGAAAGAAGTCGAGGTCTACGATCTCCGCGCTTTCTTTAAGGGCATCGCCGACGGCCAGATTCCGATGATCATGGGTCTGCCCAACCAAAAGCTGCTCGACAAACATGCGGCTCCTCTTGGTGATGAGTTGAACTATCCGGGTTGCCGAGTCATCACTAAAAAGCGAGGCGCATCACGATGATGGTTGCTCAGATCGAGATTGAGGTAATGAATCAGACGGAGGCAGAGGCAATTCAACGCGCACTCGAACAACCCGACGTGTTGGCATACGTGAAGATTGTCGGTTTGCTGCTTCCCATGGGCCAACGTGCTCGCGAGCGTATTCTCAGATACGCCGTGGACGTCGTCGGCGAACAACAACAGGAGGCTAGCAACACGTGATAGATACAGTGGAGAACCCCCCTATGGACATTCCCCTAATGATGCAAGCTCTGAGTCGTTGCGCTCAGCCGCAGCGCGACGTCGCGATGTTTTTGATTATCGCAACGTGTGACGAAGAGAGCGAAGTACGCCAAGCCTTCGCCTCGCTAACTCCAGACGCCAAACGCGTGTTGTGGAACACGTGTAAACGCGTCGACCAGCAACTGAAAGGAAAACGATGAGCCAACCATTTGTTTCATGTCGAAATTGTTTTATGCAGCTCGATGCGCGCCTGGCCCCGCAGTTTGGGTACACCTGTCAGGGTTGCGGCGAGCGCGTGTGTTTTCGTTGCGGATGCACCGAACGCTTTGCGTGTATCACCGTCAGTGAAAACAAAACCAAGACCTCGAAGACGACCACCACATGCTCGTGGAGCGCCATTCCGGACTTGTGCAGCACCTGTTACTCACAGGTAGCTGCTGAAGCTTACGCAGATGCGACCGAAGATGAGGAAAGCAGTTTGCTTATCCTATGACGGCGCGCGTCCTCGATCAGATCGCGCCTGCATTTCGACGAATGATGCAAGACGCGGAGAAACAACTTAAACGGAGCAAACGACAATGGAAACCAAAAATCAAAAGACAGTTCGAGTTAACTTCGCCAAACGCGCGCGCCTGCGTGCTGGTCAACCTATAAATCAATTCATTCGCGAGATGGGCGGTATGCCCGCGCTGAGTGATGAAGACTGTGGCCGTCTCTCGTGTTGGGCTCGCTCGAATCGAGTGCGCGGTAACCTGAACCATAAACGCTTTTGGTCCTATGACTGGAAAACCTATCGACTCAACCGGGAAGGAAGTACTTGAAGTGAAACATCGACGGATCCCTTTAATCTGCAACGCGGATTCAATGCGACGGATTCAAGCCGGAACCAAAACGCAGACGCGGCGCGTAGTCACGCCACAACCCGGCCCGCGAGTCACCTCGGTGCAGCGCGGCGCTTTTCCCGATAGCTGGATCGCCTACATCGGCGATTACGGAGTGCAACAGTTGGCGTGCTCGCTCGGTGGCATCGGTGACATCTACTGGTTGCGGGAGCCGATCCGAAACGTCAACGGGTTTGTGCAGTACGTCTCCGATGAAGTGATCTCCAAACATCGCTGGCCAGGGGGGCGCAATTACCGCCTGGCCAGGTGGATGCCCGAGAAGGTTTGCCGCTTCGAAGCTCGAGCTGTGGACATTCGCGTTGAACGTCTTCAATCAATCTCGATCGAAGACGCGCGCGCCGAAGGTTTCGTTGAAGCGGAAGCGTTCTTTCGCGCGTGGGACGCAACGACGATGAAAGATGCCGAAAAGGTTACTGCCAACCCGTGGGTATGGGCCAGTGCTTTCATCATTACGAAAGGAAAGGAGCGAAAGTGACGAAAGAACAACGCAAGGTGAAACGACTATTGAAGAAGATGGACGACCTGCGAGATCAGTACAACGCCGCGTGTATAGCAGCGTTTCCCGTTGGCACTAAGGTTTCTTACGCACATGGTGATCTGCTGCGTTGTGGTCGTGTCGTGGATACCGGCCACGGACACCGATTGAAGGTCGAACATCCGAGCGGCGCTGCTCCGTGGATTGAGACGGCGCGCATCATTGACGAGATGGAATAAGGAGTACGAGCGTGATTACTTACTCGCAAGTCGACTCGATCGCCGGCGACCTGGAGTTCGCGGCCATATTGTTCAAAGGCGAGGCAGTGCCTTTGACGGCCGAGCTCGTGCAGATGATGTCCGAACTGCACAATTCGATCACGGTCGCCGCGGAAATTTTGCGGGCTTTACCGATCGAAGTCGTCGAGGCTCTCCCGAGCCATATAACGAAGTGACAGAGGGGTTGACGCAGATGTGGAGCAAACGACGTGAACGACAAACAACGCAAGCGACAACCAGAATCGATAACGGATGGAAGTATTGACGCTGGTCTAATACTGCTGGCTGAGATCTCGCCGCCCGGCAAGCAATGGTCACAAGCGGAAATAGCGGAAGCGTGTGGCTGTTCACGCGGACAGATATGGTCTATCGAATCGCGCGCGCTCGCTAAACTGCGCAAACGGCTGGAGCGACTGCGCCATGAGGGACGGATATGAGAGAGAATCCAACCGACTCGGTCCACCCGCGATTCACTGTTTGGTGCGTGTACGGCGACTGTGGCGCCTGTCAGCGCAGTAAGGCGCTAAACGATGATGTTGATGATTGCGACTGTCCGTGTCATGGGAACTGGCAACCAGCCACCTCGACCAGCAGGGCGCAAACCATCAACCAACAACCCTTCACAAGACGGAGACTGATTCGACTGCAAAGGAGTAAACGATGACCAAACGAAAACATCAGGACGGTGAGCGCGTCTACATTGTTTTTGATGAGCGCGCAGCATCCGGAGACACAGACGACGCGGGAGTGCTGGAGTCCCTCGCCGCCACCAACAATGAATCAGCCAGGCGCGAAGCGTTAGCAGACTGGCGAGGCACGCCGTTCGTTTTGTACGGGTACACGTTCAAAGACGGCGAGGCAGTCCAGGACGACGCGCCGGTAATGAAGCACCGGTGTTGAAGGGATCGCCATGAGATTTTGCAACAAAGTGAAGATCGGAAACTCGGTCGGGTTTGTCTGCGGCCATGAAGCCCCGCGGCGCAAGTGTCAATTCTGCCGACAACGTCCGGGAGAAAATCAGTGTGACTTCCTGACGGGCGGCAAATGTCGCAAGTGCAAAGGACACGGCGAGCGCTCGATGGATAAGACCGAACAACAGTTCCACACTAACTTTGCGGAGCTGCTCAGCCTCGAAGGCGACGACGAAAAATCGATGTTGACGCGTGAACAAGCAGCGGCCGGAATGGAAGCGTTGACGGCGAGTCTGGTTTGTTACTGGTGCGCGGGCAAGGGCAAGGCGATGTGCAATCGCTACTTCTGCGGTGTTGATTGCGGCATTCGCATCTCCGACAAAGAAGGTTACTGCCCAGACCATTGCGCCGCGGCCGGCCACCCGAAGAAGCTTACCCGCGAGCAGTGCCACTGGATTCTCGACACCGCGCTACAACCGGCCGGTAAGTGTTTGCGACAGAAGTGCCGCCGGATGGTCCAGGTTGATGAGCGGCGACTCTTGTTTCCCAAACGCGGGCGCGTAATGTGCGCGCCTTGTGGTGAAGAGTACTTACGACTGACGGAGCAAACTACATGAGAAGAACAACACGCAATCAGATCATCGCGGCTGTCGTTTTCATCGGCCTGTTTCTGGTGTTCTTTCCCGAGGTGATCAGCCTGGCTGACTGGCTCGTGAACCTCTTTGAGCAGATAACCGCTCAACTAAATGAGTTATGATTTTGCAGACACCTCGCACCCCAACAACCTGTAGCAAAGGAGAATTCTAGGACTTGTAAGTTTCTCTCTTCGCTTCAAACGACAAAAGGAGCAAACGGAGTGACAACACCCCTTTCGGTGACGTGTACTCACTGCGGCGGCAGCGGCCGCCTGCAACTCAGAGGGATTTACCTTGACACCTTCAACGTTCTCAGCCAGCAGAAAGCAGCAGTAACCGCGCGGGCTCTTGCCATCATGTGTAACTGCAAAGTGACCGCGATGAAAGCACGGTTGAATTACCTCGAGCGGACCGGACTGGTGAAGCACGAGCGCATTGAGCGCGAACGATATTGGACC